ACGCTATTTCTTTTTATCGAATTTATTGCCAACAACATACCACCCTAAACTTCTAACAAGTGCTCCTAGAGGTTTATCAGAACTGTTAATCTCATTTAGGGCTGTGAAGCTGCATAAATAATTATTCCATTCTATTGTGCGTTCTTTACCAAGATATGGTTCTTTAATAATATCCCCTTCCCAAATTTCATTGCCTTTACAATCTTTCAGCCCTGTAAACTGGCAGACCGTTAAAGGGTCTACCTGATGTGCCTCGTTTCTATTAAGCATTGATTCACTCTGCCTATCCTCGATGATGTAGGCATTACCACATTCGGCATAAAAGTAACCTTCTACCCAAGTGTTATTGTCAAGACGTTTAGCCTTGAACTTGATATTTTCTACTTTCATAAGCTATTCATATAAAATTGTTATTATTCTACTTTTATCTACCTTCAATATAGCTTCTTTTGCTTTTACGATACATATCTACTATTCTATATGTTGCCACAACTATTCTTATTTAAGTTCGACTGGCTCATCTTTCCAAGACAATTCTTTTCCGATGAGCTTTTTAATGCTACCTTGTGGAAGTTGAAAACCATAAGCTCCATGTCTATCTTGTGGCAACCAATAATTATGTTCGATACAATCACCAGCCCACATATCTGGTTTGTAGTTGAATATCCATTCTCCGATATAATCTTTTGCTACCCATGCCATAACTATTCCTCCTCAATTTTTGCTCCAAACGGAGTGCCGTTGGCAAAGGTGTAATCTTCAAATACTTTCTTATAGCTAAAAGGATTTTCATTAAATCCAATTACTACTTGACTTGCAATACCTTTAAGCAGGTAATACCCACTTTCTGTATCTTTCAACTTCACCCACCCGAACGGCTGATGTTTCAACACCTCTTGCCAGCACTCTTCTGCATCCTTGAATGGTCTGTACTTTGATTCTGGCTTGATGCGATACTCAATATTGTCCCAAAACGAAATATCTTTTATTTCCGTCCAATCATTCGGAACATCTGTACCTTTTATGGTACTTGGTTTTGTTCTACACTCAATTATCTTTCCTTCTGCGTATGCCTGAATAATAGGCATCATCTGTTTTACTAAATTTCTGTCCATAATTAACCCTCCACTTCTATTTTATATTCTAACTCATCAGCTAAATCACTTATTAACTTGACCGCTTCTTTCAAAGCATCATACATATTATCTCCTTCTGATATAAGTTCATTAAGAGTGTTTTCCTCAGTCATATCCTCTGGGAAATCTATTGGCTTCCAAGTGAAACTTTTGTTCTTTTTCTCGAACTCTCTAGCCTTTTCTAAAAGTTTTTCTTTTGTCATATCAATCCTCCAATAGTTTAAACTCGGCAATAGAGTGATAAAAATCACCATTGCCATATACTTCACAACTATATGATTTACCATTAACGGAAACCTCAAAATAGTTGCTATTATCATGTGTAATCTCTACCTCATCTGGTAGGATGTTTTCTTTGAAGTACTCAGCAGATTGGATATTATCCATAGACTCCTCAGTTTCAAAGGCTACACACTCTTCGTTAATTATATCTTCTATTGTCATATTATTCCTCCAACTTATCAATAGGTTTCCAATGAGTGATAATATTACCATAGAGCTTGTTGTATCTAAAGCTATTGCCTACATTAATGTATTTGTCTCTTGAATCAATCCATACTTCCGTAGGTTTTACTTTGCTACAAACTTCCACATTCTCGTCATAAGGAGGCAACTCATCCTCAACAGATACCCAGTCTGACTTTCCTAACTCTATCAAAGCATCACGCAATAAGCTATTCGCTTTTCTCAAAGGCGCATTATGCTTATCGTTTCCAAACTCCAAGCTATCAACATTATTGCGGATAACTTCTTGTATCAGCTCTTTAACTTTCTTCTTATCCATAGTTGTCACAAATTAAAATATTCACGTATCTGCTCACCTGTCATGTGATATACCTCAGATATTCGGCAGTCTCTAATTGGGCTATCCCATGCACTGGTAAGTTCATCATTACAACTACCATCAGCAACACGCTCTACGGCTTCTTCTTGTCCAGTTGCAAAGTCAACGCTTAAAAGCTGCTTTTCTTCATCACTAAGTCCTTTTCCATCCAAAGCTATATTCAGAGCAATTTGCAACTCGTCATGAGCCTTGTCTGAATAGCCAATAGCCTTATCTAGATGACGTTTGATTGATTTTTCTTTCTTATCCATAGTTGCTTATTTTTTATCTTCTTCAAGAATTTTTTCTATTGCCTTTATTGAATTGTAAACAACAAAAGTTTCTCCGTCATTCATCTTTATTGTAGATGTATCATTTGGATTCTCTTGTATTGAAGCGATACTATTTGGGTTCAATAGTATATACCCAGAACCTTTGTATCTATCTTGTAGTATTAATCTAATCATATTCTTCTCTTCTTTTTACCCTCTCCTCTAAAAGGGAGAGGGTGGTTAGTTAATCTTTTTTCGGCTTAATACCCCATGCAAGGCATCCAAATCTAATATCAGTACTAATGTTTGAGCCATCAAAAACTCTCTCTTCTCCTCCAATAGACGTTAGGGTAATACCTATAGGCAATGAAGGGTAGAGATATAGCGGAATCAAACGAAGTCCAAGAGTATTTTTCTCGTTGGCAACCTTCTTGTCAAATTCCTCCTTTGTAAGATGTCCCTTGTCTAATGCAGATTGTAAACAAGAAATTTCTTCCTCAATATCTTCTTCGGATTGCCAACTTCCAAAATGTAATGCCTTACATTGACTTTCCGTAAGAGCATTCCAATCAATGTCTTTCTTAAATTGTTCTTGAACTTTTTGCCAAGCATCATTGAGACTTTCCTTTTTAAATTCTTCGTCCCACTTTTTATATACTTGGATACACGCAATTTGATTTGCGAGCCATTTCAAAGTATTACTAACTTTGTCTTCTAATGAAATTTGTTCCATATTACTTATATTTATATCCTTTGCAGGATTGTTAGTTACTAAATCTCATCAAACTCTTTCTGAAATCTCTGTTTTGTTTCATTCAGAAGCTGCTTGAATTTTGTTTTAAACTCTTCATCACACTCTGAAAGCCCACAAATAGCATCAGCAAGACTACTACGCATTGATTTTGGAGACAAATTTAAGAGTTCATTTACTTTAGGAATTAAACTCTTGGCTAAGATATTTGCTCTTTCTAATTTTTCTGTATTCATGTTACTTTTTATTTATATCCATTACAGGATGGTTATTACTCTACTACTTTCTCAAGGGAAAAATAATCAATTCCCCAAGCTTGGCTTGCGTATTGATAAGGTTCTCCATTTTTCTTTATTTTTCGGATAAAAAAATGAACCTCGACTTCATTCTTGCAAAGACACATGGCACTTTTTAGTTGTTCTATGATAAAGATATTGCCATCTTTATCTTTCACCTTGTCACCTTCCTGGAAAGGTAACAAACTAAGGAAGTCGTTCATTATACCATTCTGCTTTTTGCGAAGCTCTGATATTTGTGAATCCATCATCTTTAAACGACCTTCTACATTTTGTAATTTGTTGTATAATTCTATTTCTGTCATATTACTTATATTTATTGCCCGAAGGCGGTTAAACACTATTTATGTATAAACTGACTTAAATCCACATCATCGTGAACAAGGGCGTTTACAGCAATTAAACCATTTATGAGAAGTTCCAACTGTTCTTTGTTGATAAAGAACAATTTTCTTGCTATCTTCCCACATTCGTAAGCACCAAGAAGAACTCTATCATTTTCAACTTCTATGTTTATAAAAGGGTTATTCTTTGACGTTATATCCAAACTATATTTACACATACATACACCTATATTTATGCCCGAAGGCGGTTAATCACCATATTTATATAATTCTTCATCACTTGAATCATACCCACAACAAGGACATACCCACCCGTCAATTACAACGGACTTTTTACACTTAGGGCATAACCCTCTGACTTTATTAAAGGATTCTAAAGCATATTGACAAGCTTTCAAATACTCTAATTCTTCTTCGTCAGCTTGATTATCAATAAGTGCCTTATATTCGTCCTTATCTAAAACTACAACTTCTAATGCCATACCTACACCTCCATTTCGTGATTAATACCAAGACCGAAGAGAAAATGCTGGAGTTCGTGGCAGTATTGTATTTCTACCATATTATTTCCATCAACCTCTACATATAGATGACCTTTATTAGATTTATGCTTAAAGTCTATCCCAATATAAGAAATAAACCCTTCTGCTACATCTAAGTAATAGTACCATCTGTTTTGTGTTCTCCACCCATTCTTCTCTAGAATCTCAGGAGTGAGAGGAATCGGAACAATATTATCCTTATCAGCATATTGAATTTCTCCGTTTGGGAACTTGATTTGATATAAGAGTACTTCATTTTCGTTTTCCGTACCAATTACCTCAACGATATATTTCTTTACACCTACATATACAGAGACCAAATCACCTGGTATATACTTATTCATACGCTTATATTTTTAAATTGCTATCTAATTGCAAGCCAAAAAGAATATGTTGGAGTTCATCTACACATTTTATCATAACAGTATCGTCTTTTCCGTCATTGAAAGATACTCCGCAAATTCCCAAGAAATTATTATATCGCAAAATGAAAGGGTATTCTTGGTGTTTATACCACCTATGCCCAAAACATTCTCCTTCAGAGCGATAACATGTCCATCCATTCTTTTTAAGAAACTCTTCCCAAATATGAACGTGCATAATATCATTTTGACAAATTTTGCCCAAGCTTTGCCCATTAATAAGTTTCAAGTCGTAAGAATAATCTATATTGAACGGATAGATGCTACAGATAATACAGATAAATCCGTGACTATAAACTATATCGCCTACCATATAACGAGGTGGTTTTCTGAACTCATTCTGTCCCATACGCTTTACTTTTTAAGTTTATTGAACTTATCCTTATAAGGACAATCATCGGCTACAGACTCTATATTGTAGCTTTCCACTTGCAACTTACAAGATATACAATCACCATATCCGAAATTCCACACAACAAAGTTTGGGCATTGGATTTCCTTACATATTTTTTCTATCTCATTCATACGCTTTCCTTTACTTCTTTAAAGATTACACTTTTATGGTCTGAACGTATTTTGATGCTACAAGGGTATTTGTGCCATGCTTCGCAATAAAACATCTTACTATCAAAGAAGCACCCTTTGCAAGATTCTTTATCAGTCTCGGTAACTTCAAGAGTTACTCTTTCTCCAACTTTAAGTTCTTTCATACGCCTAATCTTTTATATATTCATTTATTTCACCCAAAACCTGTGTTAGCAGGTTCTTTAGAATCTTCAATTCATCATTAGAATATGTTGCTATTGGATAACCATCAAGGGTAGTATCGCCAAAGCAGCTACGACTTATCTTTAATGAGTGTTTATTCTTTTTCATTTCAAATCTCCTTTCTTTTTAGGAACATACTCATCCAACTTTTCATCAAACTCATAGCAGTCTGTGCAGTAGTGCTTATCGCCTATCTCTGCCCATTCACTTCCCATTGCTTGCTCTTTTGCAGTACCTTCGTCCAACCAAGCTGCAATGCCATTAAACTCATCAATGAAGGTTTTTCCACATCTGTCACAAATGACAGAGTACATAGTAACTGGCTTAATCATGTTTGCCTCCTTTCTTGATTAAATCAAGTAAGTCTTCCACGAATGCCAAATCAGTAAAAGTATATTCTCTAACTCTAACTTTCCACTTTCCTTGATATGTGTAGCAAGCAGTTTCATTTAACATAACGTTCATATTACTATTAACTTTTGAGAATGCGAGAATCTTACCATTATCATTTCGAGGAACTTCGCTAGCAGGGTGAAATAATTCCTTCAAGAATTCTTCTTGCATCCATTTGGCGCAATCCATAAAAGAACCTATACTAACTTTATCTCTATCTTCATCGGATAGAGTTGGGTAATTTCTGTATTTATCAGCATTGCGTCTTGCAGCAGCTTCTATTTTCTTATCGTCTATCATAATTATCTTCCTTTCTTACTATTTTTATCCAATACCTCTTTAATCTCGAAATATTGAGCCTTTACAAAATTTTCCATCTCTAACTTGGTTATTCTACCAATAACTGAAATAGCCCCATCCCTTACAGATACTGAGAAATAATCAGTATTGATAAAACTAAGATTAATATCTATGCTTTCATCATTCATAATCTACCCTTTCTTTTTCTAAGTTCTAACATTCTCCTAGTTCTGCGATTTTCCTTGCCGCTAGGAGGGTTGCCAGCATACTTTAGTTGCGGAATGCAATCATAATCTCTATAGATATGAGCTTCATTGATTGCATTGATTTCTTCACTAGTCAAGGCTTCTTTAAGTGATACACCAGTTGGTGTTACAATTATCTTTGCATCGTCTCTAATCATTGCTCACCTCCTTTCCATTCATCGGTAGTACCCAGTAGGTGCTCAGTATGGTCGTTGTAAGGGATGCATTGTTTGTAAATCTCACCACAAACAAGTATATACCTACAACCATCGTTGTGAATCCTGAAGAAGAATCCAGGTATCCATTCTTCTCCATTATAGTCTCTTACAAGTACTTTTTGAAAGATTTTAAACTCGCTCTTCTTTGGCAAATTCACAATAGCTTTCTTCTCTGCGTCCCACTTCTTGTTTTCCTTAGCCAAAGCATCAAAGAGCTGCTGCTTCTCTTCTTCTGTGGCATAGCGCATAGAATAGTCTTTTGGTTTTGTAAAATAAGAACCCTTTTCTATAATTAAAGAATTATTCTCAAGCATTGTTACATAGCGATAAATATGTTCATCATCTTGACCTTCGTATATAAGTATATAGTGATAATTGTTAGAACTTTCAATTACACATAGTATATCTCCATCCTTGAACTCAGGCTGAGCTTTTTCAATCTCCAATGTGGTGAGGTTTAACTTACCTCCATTATTTCTCTCGATTTTGGAGATATATCGCCTGATGACATTTACGCCTATCACCTTGTGCCAGTACTTTGTTTTGAGGACATCACTCCTATAATCAGGAGTTACAAACGCTGCATCAAACTCTGTGTATTCGTCATTATTCCACTTATCGAAGATGCAGAAGTTATCTATACCAGCCATCAGTACATCGCCTTTCTTCCAAGCGAACTTAGACCAATCACGCATTTCTTTTGAAGGAAGGAGAATCTGTAAGCCGTCAAGCCATCCCCTTAGTGTTCCAAGTTTAGAATAACCAAAAAGCTCATTATAACCTCCTTTGTCCCTTGTACACCAAATTGAAGTTTCAATTTCTGTTATTTCTACGTTATCAAACTCTACATCTATATTATGTAGATAATCGTACAGTATCGTTCTTTGCGGCTTATCCTTTAGGATTTCCGCTACGTTTATTTTTGTTTCCATATTATTTTACTCTTATAAATTGAACATTCTTTTTGTCTTTTCTTTCGATTGCGGCACAACAAATATCTTTGCAGATATTTTCATAAATATTGCTGCTTATCTCGTCAAAGAAGCAACCATTACATGCTTCTGTCTCGCTTTCAACCACCTTTAAGGTGATTTCTGAGCCAATAGGCAAATCTTCCATAATTTAATTTCTCATTATGTGACACTTGATAACCTTATGAACCATATTTGGCTGCGATTCATTAAAACTATTAATGAACTGACGCTCCATTTCCTCGGGAAAAATGGGCTTTGTCGGCTTCGGCATAGTAAGGACGGCTTGAATCTTTGCCCCCCCCATCCAAAGTAAGCAGACATCTGCGAGTAATTTTCTCAAATAACATTTTTGTATCTCCTATTATTTAAACGTTAAACAAAATCTTAGTTTTTTATAATCTAATTATATACCACGATAGAAGCGAAGCGAGCCGAAGGCGAGCCTTCCATTACCTCATAGGTATTGGCATACACCTTACAGATAACCCCTCCCTTGATATAAGTATAATTATTGAGTATCATATCCTTTACATAGTCAATAGAGGATAAAAAACGCTTTTCTATGTTTCTGTATTTGCATAAAATCTCGTTTTTGACCGCAAACTTTACTAAATCAAAGGCTTTCTGTACGCTCACGCTTAATTTCTTAGCTATATACTTATATGATATACCATTCTCTCTGAATTTATCGCTGTAACCAAAACGATTACAAACCTTCTTAGCCACCTTCAACTCTTTTAAGCCTTTAGGGTGCTTAGACTGCTGAATCATTTGCTCAGCGTAATTCTTTCGATTCTGTACATCAATGATAAGCATAGCAGATAAGGTATCTTCTATGAACTTTACATTCTGTGCATAGGCATTCTTTTTAGAATCATTCCTTGAAATAAACTTGATATTAGGAACGAGGACGTTCCTGTGAGAGGTATGACTTTTTAGAGACTTGAAGACGAGACAACGATTATTCTTGCCCGTGAACTCAACCAAGCCCAGAGCCTTCAAGGTATCAATACGCTTACGGACAGCACAGGCACTTACTCCCGTGATTTCGTGAAGCTTATTGATGCTCCATCTTTGCACGGCAGAAGACTTGACCCTTGTCTTAATGAAAAGGGAAAATGCAATTGCCTTCCTTAGTGAGGGATTGCAATACATATCGTTCAATATCTTTCTGCGTATCTCCATTTTACAGATGCTTTAAAAAGTCAAGAGCAGCAAAGAAATGGGGATTCTCTGCTGCTCCGTATTTAGTAGCCTTGCGGCTCACGTAAATCCAAAATCTTACACATTAGAAAGTTCCCCATAAACTCGCTAAGTGATAGTGTTCTTTCTTAAACACATCGCAAAATTAATAAAAATCTGTGAAACTACAAAATTTTCTATTAATAAATTTAAAATAATTAATAGTTCCTATTCGCTTTTTAATAGATTTTTATAACTTTGCACTATATTTTCTATTAATAACCAAATAATAAATAATAGCGTATGATATACAATCAATATGAGCAGTATGAACTCTCCGACCGCATCATGCAAGCGGTATGTGAGGTAGGCAAGGTTACGTTCATGGAACTTTGCTCTGCGGTGAAAACCGTCAAACTCAACACTCTTAGAGGACTATATTGCCTCATAAGCCGTGATTATTGCATTCATCCCGACCGCTCGGCTCGCCTACTCTGCCGCACCAGAGCAAATGTTATCAACCAAGCACGAAAGTATATGCAATACGTTCAGTCAAAGGATAAGTACACCTTATCTATATATAACCAAATCGTTAAACTCTTAAAAAGTAACAAAGAATGAAAAGAACAGATTATGAGCTTACCTTGCCCGACCAGCTCTTCCCAACGGACAATGACCTAGAGATTCCGACACTCGATATTGATATGCAAGCAAAGGAGTGTCAGTCACCCTTCCTTTGCTTCGGCGAACAGAAGAGAACCTTCAATCTCAATGGCGAAGGCTCTTTGCACTTCTATACCGATGATTACCGCTTCTCAGCTATCTACGAGCACCCTGAGAAGATATTGCAGCATCATCCTGCCGTTATCGTTGAACCGAACTTCTCCCTATATAACGAGATGCCCGTATCTTTTGGCTTGCAGGCTATCTACAAAAAACGTTGGATTGCCCGTTGTATGCAAGGTAAGGGTATCGGTATCTTCGTTGACCTCAACGTGGCGCAGAAGTTTTATCGTCTCAATATGATTGGCGTACCTCGTGGATGGCGTGCCTTCGCTACCCGTGGATATTCGGATAGACTGAATAACCTCGCCTTTGAGTATTCCATCGCAAGTGATTGGTCAGAGGGCAAAGACCCATTATTCGTTATCTACGGCGGTGGTGCTGAGTGTCGGCGGTTCGCCCAGACCCATAGAGGTTGCATTTACATCAACCCCGTTGTTACTACTAAGAAGCAGCTTGCCGCCTTGCAAAAGATTCACGAAGGTGTTGCCTTCATCGGCGAAGAGTTCTCTGTTAAGGCACAGCTCGATAAGCTCACCCCTTTCTCCAAGCAGATTGAGGATTTCCGAACAGATAACGTCTCTAAACAGATTGAGGAAAAGTAAGATTGTTTATGCGAGATATGGTATTTATTTACTGTATCTCGCTTTCTTTTGTATCTTTGCATCAGCAAAACAGAAATTGTGGAATATAGGTTCTGAAGTGTCATAACAATATGTATTAGTTAAGATTTGGTTAATTGAAAATAATAGTTAGTTTTTAGTCTATAAGCAGCCGCCTGTTATAGGTAGCTGCTTTTCTTATATATAAGAGGTATAATATTTTATGATAACTTCAAAGGCAACTCATTATATGGGTAGCTTTTTTATTTGTTTACACACAATCTATTATTTTCTATTAAAACCCGAATAATCTCCGTAACTTTGCAAATAATAATTATTAAATGGTAAAGTTATGGCAAGAGAAAAGAAAATATCTCAGACCGCAGCCACCGCAAAGGAAGAGCTGTTTAATAAGCTAGGAAGCTATCAGATGATAGATATTACTAAGCTTGAATATAATGAAGGGCAGATTGAAGGATTGTCAAAGAACCCTCGTTACCTTAAAGAAAGCGAGCACGAGAAGCTTAAAAAGTCACTTACCGATAGCCCCGAGTTCTTGGAGTATAAGCCATTGATGGTTTATGCTATGGATAATGGCAACTACGTCACTATCTGCGGTAATATGCGCCTTCGTGTAGCCAATGAGCTTCACCTTGACGGTCATTCCGAGTTCGATACCATCCCTTGCGTTGTCCTCAAAGCCGATACGCCTATTGAGAAAATCAAGGAGTATGCTATCAAGGATAACGTGCAAGCAGGTAATTGGGATTGGGATGAGCTTGCCAATGGTGAGTGGGAGATTGAAGACCTTGATGAATGGGGCGTAAACACCTCGTTCCTTAATGCAGGCGAATCAGATGCTGATACCCTTGATGGTCTTTTCGATACAGAAGACGATAAAGAAGAGAAAACTAAGGATTTGAAAATCACCATTACTATTGATGCTTCATTTGCAGAAAAGGCAGATGAAATCAAAGAAAAGATTACTGAATCTCTCGGTGATGAGTATGGTACATTGAAAATTAAGTAATATGAAGAGAAAGGTTCTTACATATAATGCAATAGAGGGTTTCCATCGTTACCCTAATGCACCCGAGTTTTGTGCTTATCTGAGTGCAAGACACAGACATATCTTTGTTATTCGTTGCGAATTTGAGGTATCTCATAATGAACGTGAGATTGAAATCAATGAGCAGCAGCACGTAATAGAAAAGATGCTCACTAAGAGATTTGGTACTCCTTGTGAGTTCGGTGATATGTCTTGCGAGACGATTGCTGAATTAATTATGAATGAATATAAAAGCTGCACCAAGGCAGAGGTAAAGGAGGATGATTATGGAGGTGCTTCATTGTCCCGATAATATTAAGGTTCATTTTGCTGGTTGCGAGGTGCAAAACCAGTTTCTTGGAGTAAGGGAACTTGGAGTAAGATATTCTCTATACACAGCTTTCCCTTTCGTTGAGAGAATGATTTTCGGCAAGGGTAAATCTCCTATAATGCCATTGAGAACTATGACAAATCCAAGTATAGAGATACCTAGACTTTGCGCCAAGGTTTCTAAGCACTGCATACAGGATAGTGGACTATTTACCCTTATGTTTGGTGCTATGGCAGGTAAGCATGATGAAAATATCATCTACAAATGGTATGATAAATTAGTTGAATTTACGCTTGCCCATAATAATGGAGCAACTTGCGTTGAGGTCGATTGCCAAAAGGTTCTCGGAACAGAAGCGGCATGGGATTTAAGACAGAAGCTAAGAAATGACTTGCCGAATAATAGAATAATAAATGTATTTCATTTAGAGGATGGAATGAACGGCTTGGATAGGCTGATAGAATTTTCCGAGTATATAGCTATATCTGTCCCTGAATTAAGAAAGTTTGGCAAGAAGAACTACGTATATAATATAGCTTCTTATATCAAAAAGAAAAAGCCAACTATTGATATTCATTTGCTTGGATGTACAGAACTAAAGATTCTACAACAATGTAATTTCTGTACCTCAGCAGATAGCACGACTTATATTGCAGGTAAGAGATTTGGATTCATAAAAGGACATCATATCAGCTCTCTTAACAAAAGTAAATGCATAGAATTGGTTGGGGAGAAGAAATATAAAAAAATAAACGAATATAATAACGAACAAAATACTAATTTTTTGTGTGCTTCGATAGAGCTTTTAAAAAAGGACTATCAAAAATACGCAGGAAATCAAGATTATTTGCCTTATGAAAAAGACTAATGAGAATTTATTGATGATATATGTCATCTTTGTTATAAGTATTGTGGTCGCAAATATTGTGGGTTGCAAGGTGATTGATACGGGATGGAATCTATTCGGCATCCCTTTGGCGTTGTCGGGTGGAGCTATCACTTATGCCTTTACTTTCCTCTGTACTGATATTATAGGGGAGATTTGGGGTAAGAAAGAGGCTAACAGAGCTGTGCGCTATGGGTTCGTAGGTCAGCTTTTTGCTATCGCATTGATTATCGCAACACAATATACACCTACAAATGATGTATATATGCAAAAGGCTTATGAAACATTATTGGGGCAGTCTCCTATGTTTGTTTTGGGTTCTCTTTGCGCATATACGTGTTCACAGACGTGGGATGTGTATATATTCCATAAGATAAGAAATAAGTTCATATATCGCAAGAATGGCACGAAATACAGATGGATATGGAATAATGCTTCTACTTGCACATCACAGATTTTTGATACTGCAATCTATGCTATTGTTGCATTTGGAATCGGTATGGGGTGGTTTTGGAAAGAAGGAGGTCTATCAATGTTGGTAGGTATCATCATCGGACAATATCTTCTTAAATTCTGCCTCGCCATCTGTGATACACCATTCTTCTATTGGTTCACAAGAAAGGAGGAGGTAAATGTCTAAAGCAAGCGGAGGTACACGAAATTATTCTGGTAATCCTAAGACGATGGCTAAGAGAGAATCAGAATTTCAAGCCATCGTCTCTACGGGCAACTATAAAGATAGCTACTTCGATAAAAGCGGCGGTTATTATGTGGTACATAACAACCATAATAAGATTGCTGACCCGAATACCAATAAGGAAATGTATGCCGCAGAAGTTCTTGCCAAAAAGGGTTATCGTGTATATTTGATGAGCGAAATGTCGTATATAACGGGAGCGAAAAAGTCTGATGGCTTCAAAGAGCATGCCGTGATGGATATGAAAACCATCAACTCGGCGAGTTCTTATAAGATAGAAAATAGCTTGAAGAGTGCTGCTACACAAGGAGCGGAGGTTGCTATCCTCATACAGAATAACAAGGCTATGACAAAGGAATATGTCAAAGACCAAATTTCTATGTATCTCACTCATGCAAAAGGAAATGAAAGAGGTAACTTAAAAGAAGTTATTGTTGTTGGCTTATCAGGCAATGTTCATCGCCATAAGCTTTGATAAAAACAGCAAAGCAGGTACACCTCTTTGCCTTTGAAGAATAAGCGTGAAATCGAGCAGCCAGTGTACTGACCCACCCGATTTATTCTTCTCGGTCGCAAAATTAAGAATAAAAATTGAAATAACAAAATAAAAGAAAGGAAAATTATGTATTACGTTTCAAAAAGAATGGAGATTGCGGTTTCACATAAGCTGACCCTCTCTTATGAAAGCAAGTGTGCTAACCTTCACGGGCACAATTTGATAGTTACTGTTTATTGTAAGGCAAAAGAGCCTAACAAAGATGGTATGGTGATGGACTTCAAGCATATTAAGCAGAAGATTCACGGCTACCTCGACCACGGCAACCTCAACGAGCTTTTGCCTTTCAATCCTACTGCTGAGAATATCGCCAAATGGATTGTTGCTCAGTTCCCAGAGTGCTACAAGGCACAGGTACAGGAGAGTGAAGGCAATATCGCCGTTTATTGTGACGATGATAAGATTGACGGAAAGGAGGCACTCTAATGGCTAAGTACAAGGTAAACGAAATCTTCTACTCTATCCAAGGTGAGGGAAGACATGCAGGTAGAGCGGCTATCTTTGTCCGCTTCTCGGGTTGTAATTTAAAGTGTCCTTTCTGTGATACTGATTTTAAGAAGTATGAGGAAATGGGGGCTATTGATATTCTGAATAAGATTCAGTTGCTCTCACCTGATTGCAAGTTCGTTGTCTTTACGGGCGGTGAGCCTACATTGCAAGTGGATGAGGAGCTTACTACCCTTCTCCAAAATTTGGGCTACTATATTGCTGTGGAGACCAACGGAACGCACAAGATTCCAGGTGGTATCAACTGGGTTACTTGCTCTCCTAAGTGCTTATTCGTTAATGGCGCAGAACCTATCATTAAGGTTGCTACTGAGGTAAAGGTTGTCTATGATGGTGAGCACGAGATTACCGATTGTGGTATTGATGCAGATTACTACTACGTTCAGCCTTGTGATACGGGCGATGCAAAGAAGAATGCCGAGATTCTGAAACAGACAGTTGCTTTCGTAGAGGCTAACCCTAAGTGGCGACTTTCTTTACAGCAGCAGAAGATTCTCAACGTGAAGTAAATCATTTCGCCTATAAGCAAGAATAAAAAGAAAACCCCGACAAAGTATCGTCCTATCTGCTTTTATTGCGGTGGGAAACTTTGTTGGGATTCATCAGGTGACCGCAGCGAGGATGATGATTCCGTAGTGGATTACTATCATTGTATGCAATGCGGTACTTCTTATGAGGTATATGAGCCTAATGAGGAGGAGAAACAAGATTATAAAGAATATTGGAAAGGTAAATAATATGGCTAAGATTACAAAAGAAACAGCAGAAAAGCATATCAAAGAACTCTTGGAGTATATCGGTGAAGACCCTAACCGCAAGGGCTTAGAGGGCACACCTGACCGCATTATCAGAATGTGGAAAGAAATATTCAGAGGTTATGACCCTTCACAGAAGCCGAAGATTACCACCTTTGATAACAATGATGACGGTATCGTCTATGATAACATGGTTATCGACCAAGGCGATTTCCATTCAAACTGCGAGCATCATTGTGTTTGGTTTTGGGGCAAGTATTGGTTCGCATATATTCCGAACCCAAAGGGAAAGATTCTCGGTATCTCTAAGATTGGTCGTGTAGTTGATTACTGCTCCGCTCGCTTACAGATACAGGAGCGATTGGTACACGACATCGTAGATATGCTGAAAAATGCTCTCGGTAGCGAATACCCACCACTTGGTATTGCTCTCGTGATGAAGGGTCATCATTCTTGCAAAGAGTTCAGAGGCGCAAAGAAGAAGGGTATTATGACCTCTTCTTACCTTGAAGGAGCATTCAAAGATGACCCACAAGTGAGGGCTGAGTTTATGAACCTCGTAAATGGTGATAAGTATGAAGGTTAAGTCAGTCAAAACACAAATCTTGGAGGAAGTGGGTTTCCTGCTTCCTACCAAGAAACTTCTTTCCTCTAAAGAAAAGGTTGAAATCATGGAGCAGTTTTTGATGATGCCAGCTTGCGAAGTGGTGAAGCTACAGCAAGATGGGCGTAAAGCTGTTTTTGTTCAACAGATAGCAAAGCTGCTCTATAACAACAATCTTGGAGAGTACTTTAATGTACTGAAAATGTGCCGAGATATGGCAGCAGAGGAAAAAGAAAATAAAAGTGCTTTTCTTAAATAAAAGCTATTGTTGGGAATAAATTAGGAATAAAAGCTATTAATATGCCATTATCAAGAGATGAAAGCAAGCGAAAAAAACAGCTTGCAAACCTTGAAAAAGGTAAGTTTAAAAAAGGTGGAGTTGGCAACCCCAAGGGCAGACCACCAAAGCCTAAGACGATGTCATTGTTCATCGAGGAAATGAAGGAGAAGGGTTACGAAGTGCCTTCCTCTCAGATTATCGCAGAGTCTTTTCTGTATATCGCTACGCTGCCCGAAGACGAATTGAAGGCGGTGTTGGCTGATAAGTCACGCCCGATGATGCAACGCATTATTGCCAAGGGAATACTTGACAAGAAAGGACTTGATGTGCTCGAAAGGGTTATTGATAGAGCCTACGGAAAGATTCAACGCATCGACCTTACGAGCAAGGGTGAGCAGATTAAGCAAGACCCATTGCAAGTACACGTTGTTACTAACAATGAAGAGTATCAGAAGATTCTCGCTGAGATTCAGAAAGAGAAGGAAAAGAAGGACGCTGAGCCAGACAGGACAGCAGAATGATAAAAGAGACAAATAAAGGATAATAGAGATATGCCGCACGTATATTTAGCAAAGAACTATATGAGGGTAAAAGCAGCGAAAGAAGCAGGATTCACAACTTGCTCTCTTCAAGGAAGCTCACGCTCTGCGAAGACCTATTCTGTTGTGCAGTTCCTCTGTATGCTTTGCTTCAATTATGCTGGAACGACCGTTTCCATCATTCGTGCTGGTATGCCTTCCATTAAACGAACTGTCTATCGTGACTTCAAGGATATAATGCTTAACTTTGGTTGGTGGGATGATAAGTGCATGAATAAATCGGAGTTCGTTTATACTTTCCCTAACGGCTCTTGGATTGAGTTCTTTTCCACCGATAACGAGCAGAAGGTGCGTGGTTCTAAGCGTAAGATACTTTTCGTAAATGAGGCGAATGAGCTTTCTTTCATCGAATGGCAGCAGCTACAGATGCGTACCACGGAGTTCTCTATCCTTGATTATAACCCTTCCTTCTCAGAAGACCATTGGATAAATCAGGTAAATGAGGAGAAAAGTACCTATTGGTTCATTTCCACTTATAAGGACAATCCTTTCCTCGAACCAAAGGTCATCGCTGAGATTGAGAGCCTTAAATGGAAGAATCCGAGCCTTTGGCGTATTTATGGTTTGGGCTTGCGCTCTATGGTTGAGGGCTTGATTTTTAAGAATGTAGTTATTGATGATTATATTCCTATACAAGCGCACAGACACCGATACAGAGCTATTGACTTCGGTTACTCCAATGACCCTACAGCGATTATTGATGTATATATCTACGGAAAGGTTATCTATATAGATGAAATATGCTATCAGACAGAAATGCTTTCTTCTGATATTATCAGAGTATTGAAAGAGGATAAAAAAAATATTGAGGTAATATCAGAGAGTGCCGACCCTCGTCTGATTGATGAAATCTATAATGCTGGTATTGATATAAAACCTGTAAAGAAGTTCAAAGGTTCTATTCAAGCTGGTATTATGAAGATGCAAGAATACACAATTCATATAACAAAACGCTCTACAAATGTAAGAAGGGAATTTAATAATTATACCTACCGCCAAGATAAGGAAGGAAAGTGGCTTAATGAGCCTATAGATATGTATAATCACGCTATAGATGCATGCCGATATGTTGTCATGGAGAAGTTATTGGGCGATTATGGCAGCGGAATGCAAGCCGCCGACATCCTCGGTCTGATGGGTTAAGATAGAAATGCTTATGAAACGAATATACGATAAACAACCAAGGGAGCATCATCGCAAACGCTCCCACTATAATAGCAGAGTAGTAGCCAAATTATCCTTTGATAACGAGAAGGCAGCCGCAAGATACATAAAGAAAAAGCGGCTGCTTGGTTACTCCGCATATCTTTGTAGTGAGTGCAATCATTGGCACATTGGAAGACTGCCGAAATAGGCGTTTTTCTTTTGTTTACACAGGGTTTCTTCTTTATACCTATATAAGTTATATTATTACTAACTTTGCCCTTGTTATAACAAAAAATATTCATATATGAGAGCAATAGAACAGATAGTAGCAATACAAGATGCGAACACAGTCCGCTCGGTATTGACAGCAAGGAAGAAAGGCTTTAAGACACCACTGAGTGTGCTTGAAGAACAATGGAATCCGTCAAAGCATAAAATCTTTGATGAGGATTTCCGTCCTAAAAAGCGAATCAAAGTACCTACGGGCCAGTATGACCCTATCACACAGAAACCGATTTATAAGGATAAGAAAGTTGAGCCAGTAAGAATCGCTATCCCAGCTCAGAAGTCAATCGTAAATCTTACTGTAGGTTTCTTGCTTATGAATGCCGTTACCTATAAAGCTACGGCACATGGTGTTGATATAAAGAAGATGAACGATAAGCAGCAGAAGCTATATGACGGCATCATGCATTGCTATCACGATAATAAGATGAAGTACTTCGATAAGCGACTTGCCCGTACCCTCTTCAAGGAATGTGAGTGCGCTGAGTTATGGTATATGCCAACAGACGCAGAAGGAAAGCTTAGAGGTGAAATCCGAGTTCAGTTGCTTTCGCCTTCAAATGGTGATAAGCTCTACCCTCATTTCAACGACTTCCATATCATGGACGGCTTCGCCCGTGAATACTATGTATATGATGAGCTTGGAAAATCTGAATTACATTTTGATGTATATACGGATAGATTGTGCTATCAGTATACTAATATTGATGGCGCAGGATGGAAGCTTATCTCTGCCCTACCTCATGGCTTCACTAAAGTGCCTGTCGTTTACTATAGACAAGAGCAAGCTGAGTGGGAAGATGTTCAATGGGCTATTGATAGAGTGGAGACATGTATCTCAAATTGGGGTGATACGAATGACTACTTCGGCACGCCTAAGTACTTTATTAAAGGTCGTTTGGAGGGCTTCGCTGAGAAGGGTGAGCAAGGCGCAGTTTTCCAAGGTGGTAACGATTCAAGTATGAACGTCCTTTCTTGGGACAAATCACCTGAGAGTGTGAAGGGTGAAATTGCTTATCTCTTCAATATCATCTATTCATTTACCTCAACAGCCGACATCAGCTTTGAGAATATGAAGACTTTGGGCAGCAACACCTCGGGTGCGGCTATCCGTTTGATGTTTACCGCTCCATATATGAAAGCGGATTTAAAGACAGAAATGTTCGGTGAAATGTTCACTCGCCGCTCGAATATCGTAGCTAACGGCATCTGTAATACGGGAGTTTACGTAAAGGGTATTGACCAGAGTGTTGCTGAGCAGATTGACTTTGAGCCAGTCTTTAAGCCATATCTGCCAAAGAATGATGTTGAAATGTTGCAACTTATCACTTCATCCAATGGTGGTGCGAAATCTACCTCTAATCGCCGTGCTATCGAATTGAACCCTCTTAATGATGACCCTGATAAGGTTGAGGAAGAAATGAAGAGTGAACAGGAAGAAGCGTTGGCGCAGCAAGCAGCCCTTTCGGGACTAGGTAGTGCCGCAAGTGGGAGTCAGTCAGTTTCAAATGAAGATGGGGAGGAATAACTATGGCAAAAGCAAGCGGAGGAACGAGAAAAAGTACACCTACACAAAACATAAATAGAATGGAGGTAGGTGCTTATAATAATATACAAAGCATAATAAACAGCATTAGTAAATCTGATAACGAAGGTTTTGCTGATTCGCTGGAATATAAAATGAACGACCCTTTCGTATCACCATCGGAGGTTGAAGCACTTGGTAGTATAGCGTTGTATGTAAGAGATAATTATCTTGATAATATAGATACATACACACAGAAGGTACTTCAAGATGTTGTAAAGCAATCTCCAAATGTATATGAGACATTATATAGAGGTATAAGTTTTTCTGAGAAGGAAGGTTATAAATTTCTTCAAAAAATAAAAGAAAAGAAAAATCTTACATTAGGTGATTTTACTCAAAAAAACAGAAAAGTTGTCTCTATGACGGATAAAAAAGATAGCTTTTGGGTAACTTCCAAACATTCAGATACGAATATGAGTATATCTATTAATGGAGGTATAAGAGGGTTAGATTTAAATAAAGGTGGAGAAAATGAAATTCTAACATCGTCAAGTACGAAGGTATCTATACAAAAAATATCATTTAATGAAAAAACAAAACGCTATGATATTAGACTTAAAGTTAAAAAGTAGCAAAAAATAATTTTTAATTATGCACTTATCATCAAAACAGCAGAAAGAACAACTGAATAATCTGTTCGCCGTTTACAACAAGCGGTTGGGCAGATTATACAGCGATTATGTCAAGAAGCTCACCTCTCTTGGCTATGGAGAAGATGTGCTCGAAGATGATGCGCTTTTTAACTTTGATAACTTTCCGCAGTTAAAGGCTCGTTTGAACGACATCTTTAATGATTACTATCAGAATAGCCTTCTTTGTTATAAGAGCGGCATCACCGATGGCGTTGCGTTGGCGTATAACCACGATGAGATGGTTATAGGCGGTTATTCCGTGCTTACTGATAAAGCTATAAGGGTTGCAAGAGATACCGCCGCAGCCACGTTTATTTCAAGCCGCTTGAAAACAAAGAACGGATTGAATCTGGCTCAGATTATTTGGAACTACTGCCAACAGACAAAGAGTGAGTTTGAAATAGCTATGAGCAATACCATTGCGGACGGAATCAAAAAAGGCTCATCAGCAGAGGAAGTAGGCAAGAGTATACGAAAGTATCTCAACGACCCAGATATGATGTATCGCCGTTATCATACCATCAAGGTTCAGAAGAACGGAAAGAAGAAAGATGTGGTGACTTGGCGCAGACGTAGAATCATTGACGGCAAGGTGCGCTTTATTGAAGAGCCATTGGAGAAGGTAGGCATGGGTGTTTACCGCTCGGCGAGAAAGAACGCTCTCAGAGTAGCAAGAACTGAGATAAATTCCGCATATCATAAGGCAAGAAATGAACGATGGCAGAACGAGCCATTCGTTATCGGTCAGTATATTCACGTATCACCACAGCATAATATTGATGATATATGCAACGACCTTGAAGGTCGCTACCCAAAAGATTATGTATGGATTTCTTGGCATCTTCAATGTATTTGCACCTCAGACCCTATCACTATACAAGGCGAGGAGAAGAAGGAGTTTTATAAACGCTTGATGGCTGGCGAGGATATGAGCAACTACGTATCCCCTTTTGCCGTGCTCACTATGCCAGAAAAGTACAATCAGTACATCAAGGATAACTCCGAAGCTATCGTGAAGGCAGGGATGAGGGGTAAATTAGCTTGGCACTTACAAGATAATACAAAGTATTGGGCACATCTTTTAAGCCCGTCAGACCGCAAGAAATTAGGGTTAAAGGCGGTTTCTTCTAAGGAGCTTATACTTGCGAAGGCAAAGGAACGCCACGCCCTTAGAACTAAGGAGCAGGTAGATAAAATACAGAGCCGATGGGATAAGCATAGACGTGACTATTACAATGGCTTGGTTCATAATCTGCTCGGTAGTAAATCTGTTACGGATATAAAGAGCCAAGACCTCTTTGAACGCTACTATGCTATCCGCTACGCAATCAAGGACAAAAAGAGTGCTTCTGAGATAGCGTCTTTGTATGATAGATTCAAACGAGGTTACCAGACTAAACTTGCATGGACTGACCGCAAGGTTGCAATGAATGTTATGAAGGTGGCTGCTAATTACGGAGAAACCGATGTTTCTTCCGTTCTAAGCGCATTAAAATCTGCTGACTATACATTAGCAAGGAAAGAAGCAAAAACGCTCGCAAATGCCATTTCTGCCATTAAAAAGGATGAATTATCACTTTCCGCTCTCATCCCTGATGTCAATAAGTGGCATAAGCAGTTCACGTCCCATGAATTGCACGGAGTATATGATGCCGTAGAAGCGAAGTTGGCTCAATGGCAAAGCTTGACACTTGAACAGCAAGCGAAGAAACTACAATTTGAAGCTATTGATTTTCTTGGCGGCAATATGCACGGGGTTCAGCAGAAGTATGCTACATGGAAGGTATCGCAAGCGGCATATCTCAAAAAGCTTGATGAGGTAAAAACGGCGATTGATTGGGTAAATATCAATAAAGCTTATGCTGACGTAAAAGGTTATAAGACACAGAGCAAGATATATCATAAGCTTATCTATGACCTTGAACACGCTATGCTCGCAAAGGACAAGACCCTTGCAGAGCAGTTGCTTTATGAAGCTAAGCAAAAGAAAGAAACGCTTATTAATGCGAAAGCAAAACGAAATGCGAAGAATGTTGTATTTGATACAGACAGATTCTCTCAATCAAGGAAAGATGCCGCAGTATGGGATAAGGGTAATGGTGCAAAAGCTGATAAAACCCTCATAGATACTGCATCCAAACAATGGATAACAGCAACAGAAAAAGAAAAAGATTTCACTTACGAATACACTCATCATTATTGCGATGTAAATGAACCATTACAAGGAAGAAAATATGATAATTACCAAACGAAAGAAAGGTTCATAGAGAAGGTTAATAATATAACAAGCTATATAGAGAAGAACGAACTTCCTACCGATATGTGGTTTACAAGAGGTGATGATGGAATGAAAGTTATTGAATCACGAATTAAGTTTGCTGGTGGTTCTATGCCAAATAACCTTCAAGACCTTGTTGGAATGGAAATGCAAGAAGGTGGTTTTATGTCAACTGGTAGCCGAAAAGGAAAAGGCTTCAACACTCGAAGTGTTATTATGAACATATATGCACCAAAAGGAACAAAGGCTGCTTACGTAGAACCTTTCTCTGCTTTCGGTTGTGGTGATAAAAGAAGTTGGGATGGAGTAAGCCGTTTCTCTACATATAGTTCCGAGCACGAAACACTCTTTCAGAGAGGAACACGAATGCGAATAACAAAGGTTTATGAAGAAGGTGGAAAGACCTACATAGACTGCGAGGTTATAGGGCAAGAAATAAGAGATTTATCTTATGTAAAGGATAGCAATATCGGATATTAAAACAAAAAAGGTGTACCATTACGGCGCACCTTTTTCGTTATAGTTCGTTTGGAATTTTATCCTCTGGGAAATGGTCGTTTGGGATAAAGAGGTATTCGTCTATAAGCCTATAGAAGCTATCTAACTCTTCCTTAATATTGTAGGCTGCTTTAGCCCAGGAAGTGAACATTATAATAAGCAATGTATGTGGAATCCCCTTATATTCCTTACCATTGATTTTCTTATAATATTCTTCCTCACCTTTAAACTTTCCTTCGCTATTAACGTACACTCTTTCCATATCCCAAAACCAAGCCATATTTTCGTTGGTATTTGGGTTTTCACCACCTCTATAGTATCGGCAGTGCTTAATTAAATCTTCCTTATTCGCCATATCTATCAATAAATTTAGTTACTACATTCTTCATATCCAAAGGGAGATAGTTCAATGCTTTTTCCTTCATTTCTTGTGGAATACCAAAGAGTGGCTGAGCGATTGAACCAACGATTGCTCCCATCGTATCGCTATCACCGCCGTAGGATACAGCATTTCTGATTGCGTCCTCGAAGCTATCACTATCAAGGACTATTCTAAAGGCAAGAGGAACGCACTCTTGGCAAGTTTCTGCCCATTTTCCTCTTGGTGGTATTCTATCCTCCCATTTAATGCCATAGTAAACGTTTGCTATGATATTCAACATATCTTTCTTTTCTCCCTTTCTCAAAGAAAAGATAGCATTAGATACCGCAGCAGCACCTATCAAACCCTCAGTATGGCTATGTGATACCTTTGCGCTCATTATTGCCTGACGGATAGCATCGGAACTTTCTTTAAATGCCCAAGCTGTCGGACTAACTCTCATAGCTGCTCCATTTCCAAAACTATCATAAGGCTGTGGATTAGAGCTACGAACCCATTTTGCGAAGCTTGCGCCATATCCACCCATTGGGTTTAGATACTTCTGACACCAGTATTGAAGCGATATACTATAATCTCCGACATTCGGCTTTTCATTACCGCCTTTTCTAAGAATAGCATCGGCTACGGCTATTGTACAGATGGTATCATCTGTAAAATTACAACCTTCGTCAAATAGTTTAAAGTTGTAATCAAATGTGTTATTAAACTCATATTTAGAGCCTATAATATCACCTATAATTGCTCCTATCATAACTGTATCTCCTATTTTAATGTTAATTATTCGCAAATTTACGAAGAAATATTCAGATAACCAAATATTTTTTATTACTTTTGCATTAATTGTTGTATCGAGTGCGTATCTCCTATGTGCTCACAACGTTAAACAAAACAATTATTTACACTTAGCATCGTCCTCATTCGTATCTCCGAGGGCGGTGCTTTTTATTTATAAGAACTCCTTTAAAGCAACGTGATAAACGTCATATATCAGGCGAGTTACGTATAATACCGCAACCTTATCAACTACGAAAGAAGGATAAGGCTTACCCTCTTCGATGATTGTGTTCAACGATAATTTCGGGTACTTGGCTGAATACAGCTTCAATGCTTTCAGAAGTTCATTCAACCTTTCTTCCCCGAATGCTTGCTTTATCTTCTCCTGATTTCTGAGAGCGAAACGAGCCATAAATTAATTACTTTCGATAATTGTGAATACGTTCTCTATCATATCGTTACCGAAAAGTGTAGCTATAACATAAGTTTCATTTTTGTTTGGTTTAACCTTATCTATTAGACATTCTTCCATTCTAAAGACTTTCTTTAGTAAGGTAGTTCTTGCTAACTTTATGCTTTCAAAGCCACCACCAAGTATTCCTTTTTCTCTATTCACCACTCTACGAGGAGCGTTCTTTACGTTTATCGCTGTTCTATATGTTACAAGATTTATCTGATACATAATCTATATTTATTTACTTTTCTACTTCATAAAGATATTGAATATCCCCACCACCAAGAGTGAGGATAACCGAAGGCTCGCCGAGCATTGGTTGTTTATGGAAATCGCACCAATACCAATGATTCCGTTTCAGCTTACCTTCTATCACATTCAGCTCCAAATCATTCTTTTTAGGAGCTTCAAGATAATCCTTGCCCTGTCGCATATCCAAACGATGTAAGGCTAAAAGTACGTCAAATGCTCTCATATCTTACTCGCATATATCTAAATACTCACACCAAGCCTCTTTAAAGACTTTATTTAAACGCTCATTCTTCTCAACCTCTTCATAGGTAAGATTAAGCGGAGGAAGCGCATCTTGCGGTGTATATGTATATCCACATTCATGGTTAGCGAACTCATATTTGAATGCTGATTTAAGATTATCATCATCCTTTAAGAACTCTTCAAGCTCTTTCCGTGTTCTCTGAAAGTGCTCCTCGAAAAGATGGGTATCTTTCTTTAAGCAATAGCAACCACCAACGAGCATATCAATCTTACTGATATCTTCGGCATTGGTGGTAAGCCCCCACTCTTCCATCATTTTCTTAAACTGCTCTTTACCAAAAGCGGCTTTCATGGGCAATTTATTAAGCTCTCTCTGATGCTTCTTCTTTAATTCTGCGTATCTATTCATAATTGTATCTCCTTTTAAAAATTGTTCGTATTCAAATATAACAGATAGACATCACAGTCCAATCTACTAAACTTCGAGTTGTAGCAGGTGTCATACTTCTTACAGCTATAACACTTGCTTAGAAATTCTTGCTTGCTCATATCTTTTGGTCTAATAAACAATTCTTTCTAATCTTTGCCTCAATTTCGTCCATTGTATAGACTTTGTTGTCTGTAGAAATGATAAACGTGCCATCCTCTTGTGGAAGGAATGAGTATAGATAATTACCATAATATGTAACAGAAAGTATTGGATATTTATCAATATAAGTAAATCTTATCTCTAAAGTGATATACCCATCTGCCTCTTTTACCAATACTGTCAGCTTTTGCAAGAGCTTATGGCATTTATTATAAGCTATTTCGTAATCTTTAAATCGTTTCATTGTTGTATCTCCTATAATTTAACCAAGTTTTGAAACCAAGTAATCAAGCTCCTCCTCGCTGAGTGCAATCTTATTCTTGCGCTTAATCTTAATGGTGTTATCCATTCCGATTTTCTTCATCGCAATATTGAGTGAATTGCCACCCTGTGCTTCTGTTACAAGCATCTCTTCAACGAAATCAAGCATATCTTGGTCGTGAGCTTTCTGCTCTTCATGCAACTTCTTTTCAAGCACCTCTGCCTTCTTAGCAAATGAGCAACCCATTTCGATAGCGAAATCATCTTTGATATTCTCCATCATCTGTTCAATATCATCTTTGCTAAAGAACTGATTGAAGTATGTGTCACCTCTATTATTGCCCTTCAAAGCCATAAGATGCATAATTTCTTCTTGCTTTGTCATCATTGTCGTATCTCCTATAATTTAATTGTTAAACCTATTTATTAATTATTTACACCGCAAAATTAATAATTTCTTTTGAAACTGCCAAATTTTCTCAGTATTTTTATTAATATTTTAATAGCTTTTAATATATTGATATGTAAATTAAGGTTATATTAATATAAAAAATGCAATATAAATATATAGTATTCATTTTTTCGCTACCTTTGCATACATAACCAAATTAGACGAGTTATGACACAGATTTATAACGCATCACCAAAGGAGTTGGCGGCAATGGCTCAACGCTACCTCCGTGATGGAATACTAAGCAGAGCCACATATTGCTACGAGCGGCTGATGTACCTCGGTTGCTTGCGCAGAACGGGTTATCTTCGCCTTGCCTTAGTATATACCAAGCAAAGGAAAGATAATGCCGCAGAGCGTGTTTTAAGTAGATATCGTGCAATTTATAAATATTAATATAGGAGATATAGAATATGAAGAAGCTTTTATTTATCGGAGCTATGCTATTCTTTACGATGCAAACATTCGCACAAGAGTGGTCGAGTACTTTACATAAGGCAGATGAACTAAGAGGAACAAAAGAGTATGTATCATTTATGTATGAGGATGAAGAGAAGAATACTTTTATCTTCTGGTCTCATTATAAAAATGATTTTAGAATCATTTGCAATGAAGGTATCTTTGATTACGATAAGAATAACTCCTTTGTGGCTACATTTGGATATTATGATGAGAATGGGCAGCTCAAAAAGAAACAGAAGATAACTATGTTCTTGGAGAGTGGAAATCCTAAAACGGCATCACCTGGAATGTTTAAGAAAGGAGAGGTAGTAAAATACCTAAAAGAAGGTCGTGGATATATAAGAATCCTTGCGAAACAATTTGAAAGAGTATCATTGTGGGAAATGAAAATTCCTTGTATGGATAAATAACAATGAAAGAGATAGAGCAGATAAATACTCATCCATTAAAGGAAATCTTTGAGGGTGAAGCATCAGGGTTCACGCCTTGGCTTACAAAGAATATCGGTGTACTATCAGAGAAGTTGGAAATCAATATCTCAGAAGCAGAGCGTGAGCATAAACTGGAGACGATGAAAGTTGATATTGTAGCCAAAGCTGGCGATGATGGAGAGAAAAGCATCATCATAGAGAATCAGTTTGGCGATAGCGATTCCGACCATTTGGGCAAGGTAATAACTTATGCTGCGCACTATAACGCTGATTACGCCGTATGGATAGTTGAGAAAGCAAGAGCAGAGCATATCAGTGCCATTCAGATGCTGAATGATTCAACCATTCAATGCAACTTCTATCTGATTGAAGCAACTGCCGTGAGTGTCGGCAACTCAAAAGTAGGCATACTGTTTGATATTGTATGCGCACCACCATACGAGAAGGGCGAAGCTTCGCCGAAATCAGACACAGAACAGCGATTAATGAAGTTTTGGACGGCATTCAATGAATACGCAAGCAAGAACGGAGCAGACTTCCAAAAGATGCCACAAAGTTATCATTGGATGAATATCTCAACGGGAACATCAAAAGCTCATTATGACCTTTTTGTACGCAAAGGTTCTGCTTCTGTCCGCTTGTTGCTTGATGGCTCAGATAAGGCTGAGAATAAAAAGCATTATAAGCTGATAGAAAAAGATAAAGAAGCTATCAATGAAGCATTCGGAAAGCCAGCACTTCAATGGAACTTGGCAGAAGATAACAAAACGAGTGTGATAATGGCTACGAATTATGAATATGGTGGATATGAGCAAGATGAATGGAAACCTATATTCGCTTGGATATTAGAAACTTATAATAAGCTTCAAGGTATATTCAAACCATATATTGAAAAAATAAAGAAATCATAATGACAGAAGAAGAAAAGAAGAAGGCTTTAGAGACCTTCAATGCTCTCATAGAAGAAGCAAGGAAGAATAACGTCAATATGACGATGGACGAGATTAATGAAGAGATTCGGCTCGCAAGGGCTGAACGGAGGCAAAGAGAAAAAGAAAAGGCAGAGCGCAAATAGTGCCCTGCCTTTCTTATAGTAGCTGTATCTCCTATTCACGCATAACATCAAACCTCAATACCGACTACATTATTATAGATACCCTCTGGCAGTACGCCACCAAAAGCTTTCACGGCGTTACCGATACCTTCGGCAATCATCGTACCCTCATAGCTATCATCAATACCCTCAGATACCAAAAACTTCATAGCCTTTTCCTGTACCGCCATAAGTTCTTTGAGCAGACTGATACACCGCCGAGTGGCATCATTACCAACTGTTACTTCTATCATCATATTCTGATTATCCATTTTCGGTTTTAATAGAAATAAATTGATATTAATAGCATTTAATAGTTTTCATGCTAAGAATCAATGATTTACTTCTTCTTTAGGTTGTTGAACATATAATCTATTGTAGAGCGAAACTCTTTTACAGCATCTTGTCTTTTAAGTGCTCCGTAAGGAGTCTTGCTTCCTGTATAATACACTACGTGCATCATACTCTTATTGTCAGTACTACTTTTCAAATCAGCGACATACTGATTCTTACCGCTCTCATAAACGCTAACGACCCATTCTTTATCTCCGATTTTAATCGTCCGATTTTCATCGACCTTTGGAAGACCGCCCTTTATAGCTTGCGTCTTCAACTTTTCAATGTTGGCGTTGTAAGCCTTTACATCGACTTCTTTTGCTACATTAGAGCTATTCTCATTTGTCGTTGCATTAGCAACGCTCTGCGTTCTGCTTTGTGCAGCGTTATTACTGCTTATGGTGCGAGTACCACCGCTTGACTTACTCATATTCTTTGAATTTTAAATTATTATTTTTATTTTGTGCAAAGATAATCAATTCTCCTCTTACTTACAATAGAACCAATATATGCTGTGTAAACTTTCAGAAGGGAGCAGCAGCCGAGACCGCTGCTCCCAAGAGATACAACTTATATATTAAGATAAAATGAGAATCTAACTCTTATAATATATAATTGGTGGGGCAAAGTTATGCTTATTTAATACCATAAAGTGCCAAAAATCAAGACACTCTTCAACAGTTATCTCAGATAGCTTCTTTTTTGTGTACTCAGAGCAAGCATTCCCATACGAAATCAGCCTACGCATATCTTCCCTATCCATACCTTACGCTCCTTTCTTGAATCTTTTTGCACCATCCTTGAGCTCGCAGAAGCCATCCTCCTCACGCAAATTATAGAGAGCTTGCGTTTCTTTAGGCATACTATAAAAAGCCGAAATACGAGCCTTCTTTGCGTTGATAGGATTGTAGATAGTCCTTGTTATATCAGACCATACGGCGATAATCTTCTTATCTTTGACAATATTATCACGGAACTTTTTGGCTTCATCGTGCATGATGTCGTACAGACAATTATCCGCTTGCGTGAATGCCATCTTAGCCCGATGATTCTCGTAGCTTGGAGCAATATCAACCCCATACTCCCTTTCCGTAATCTCCATAACGTGCTTATGAGTATCGTTAATCTGCTGTACGAGATTCTGAATGGTAATGGCATAAGAACAAAGATAAGGGTTATACTTGCATTGAAGATTACGAAGCTTATCTTCAATCATCTTTCGTAACTTTTCAACCTTATCCTTAATCAAATCCCACAGATAAGTAGAATACTCATTATAGTAATCCTCATCCATGTGTCGCTCATACAACTTCATCGTGTCACGGACGGATTTCTGACAATCGGTAAAGTGCTTTTTAAGATTGAACTTAAACACCTTCTTTTTATCAAAGACCTCCTTAGAAATAAGAAGGAAGTTATCTGCCAAGATAAACTCCATATAGCAGCTTTGACAGAGAGTAGAATAAGCGTAATCAAGGGCTTTCTGTATCTGCTCGTTATCAATACCGCTCGGCACATAGATAACGACCTTATAGCCCGAAACATCGGTTTCTACATATCTTCCTTTATCTATCTTGCAATCATTGTGATTGCCTAATAAAATAGGTGTTTCCATACTCTACCCCTCCTTTTCTTTCAAAAACCGCACAAGGCAGTTATAATTCTGACTAAGGCAGTTGAGAATCTTAATTTGCTCACTACGTGTCAAATCCTCGAACTGTACCACTTTATCATTCTTATCCTTTATAGTCATACCGCAAAGGTCGTCACCGAGTTCAAGTGTGACTGTTAGACTAATATCTTTCTTATCCATAAAAAGCTATTTTTTAAATTTCCGATAACGATAATATTTTTTGTATTCATGGCGCAAAGCAGAGTACTTTTGCAGATTTTTCTCATATTCCTCACGAGGATAAGAGAATGCGCCTTCAGAAAGAGCTATACGCTCAAAATCGGCATACTTCTTGTCATATCCAAGAAGCTCAACCAAATCCTTCGGATAACACCATGCAATCTGTAGTTTCTGCGGCTCGTCTTTTTCTGTCGAAAACCTTATTGAACCTATATCTTGGCAACGTTTTGCATCAGGCATTCTCATATCCTCAATATAAGGTTGTAACTCACCACTTCTTACGTCTCTGAAAAAGACAAAGATAGCATTACTACCACAAGGCTCAGTAACAGGGTGGAGTATCTTATCAATACGTTCTTTCTGTTCTTTCTGATTTTGTTTATAGCCTTTCTTGTACCCTCGAATAAAAGCCTCCGAGCATACTTCAAGCAAACCATCTGGGCAAACACGATGATTGCATTGTCTACAATGACGTTCATTGCCGTTAGCTATTTTAGCTTTATCTTCTAAGCTTAATCTCTTTCCCATTTTATTACAGATTAATTATTAATATTCCGTTATACAATAACACCCAACCCATTATGAGTAAGATGAATAAGAATATAGTAACCAAGGATTTCTCTTGTATAGTTACCACACCTTCTAATTTTCCGCTTATCGCTCCAATAGCGGTAACGCTACTGAATGCGATAACTATTGCGCCTATAACGATTAATACTTCTCCTGCTCCCATTTTTCAACCTTCCATTCTTCTGTAATATCCATCTGTTTACGATATTCTTCTACAGCCTTTGTGAAGTAAGGAGAAATATTCAAATCCTTAACAAAAGAGGTGATGGTTTCCGTCTGATGATAGTTATCACCTTGCACCCATCCATCATCCTCTTTAACGAAGCAGAAAACGGCAAAGCAAGATTTCTGTTCACCCGTTTCATTATTCCGTATCTGTTGCCTTCTCGCACAGAACTTCATTGTTCGTTCGTTATTGAATAACTCGTAACCATCCCCCGTGCGCTGAGCAAAGGGCACTTCGCCCTCTGCTTCTATGATAAACTTCTTTTCCTTAATCTTTTCCATAATCATTATGTATTAGATACCACTGAATAACTTTCGTCTTTACCGTAAACCACATCTACGTTAAGAAGGTTGTTAAGTCTGAAACCCATAGTCCAACTGAACCAAAGATACCGTAGCTTCTCAGCGACCTTGATAGCTGTGTCGGCATATTTCTTAGCATCACCCTTAAAAGGATGAGAGCCATAGTAAGAATAACCATTATCGAAGACCGTTTTAAATACCTGACCTTTAGGTAATTCGTATTTACAAAAGTCTTCATAAGGAAGGATATTTCCATCAACCTCAAAGCAAATCTTCTTATAATCAAGGAAAGAAATAAAACCTTTATCATTGATAGTAAGATTACTCCGTTTAAGAGTATCTAAGGCATCTTTCTCCTCTTCTTCATTAAGAATGCGATAATTAGTAAAGATAATCTTATTGCTCGCTTTCTGCGGTACGTTATCAACGATTGCAATAAGCGAGATAAAGCTGCTAAAAGAACCAGATTTCGCTATTCCTTGCTCCCTTAAAAAACGTTCACCATCGCACTTATCAAGGTACACGATAGCTAAAGGAAATTCCTTTCCGTATGCTACGTTTAAATTCTTAAATTCTATGAACATAAGCCTACGTTTTAATACATGTCGTTCTCACTAAAACCATTGATAAAGATTATCTTCTTATCGTGGTCTATCTCCATATCCTGAGCACAAGCCCAATTCAAACAATGATTCAGTTCATCTTCGAAAGTTCCCAGAAAAGAGCCACCAGGTCTATGAATCTTTCGTACACCCTCCCTTTTAAGCTCTCTACCGTCGCAAGCACCTTTCCAAGCAAAACCTGCCAACCAGCGAACTTTATAATCTGGATGATTGGCTATTTCTTTTCTTACATCATTATTGCTACACAAACTAAATTTTACTACATTTCCCATTGTATTGTATCTCCTATTTTTTATGGGCAGCTATTACGCTACCCGATTAATAACTAAAGTCCTTCTTTCATTAATTCAATGCCGTGCTTCACACCTTCAAGGTAATGAACCGCATCGCAAGTATTTTCTGTATTTCTGATAGGATTCTCACCTACAAGAATGAACCATCCATCTGAATGTAACTCAGCTGTGACAATATGCTTACCATACACATCATTAATCTGCTTTACAAGGTTCTCAATACCTTTTGTACTAACTACTACTGACATAATTGTATCTCCTATATTTAAACGTTAATTATTTCTTCTTCATACATTCCTTCACTGCGTATTGGCTTTTGAGAAGGCATTGTGTTGCATTCAAGCCTTTCAGAGGAATAAAATACTCTACGATAGCATTCCAACGTCCTCTAAACGTACCCGAACCCTTTGCGTTGGCGATAAAGGAATCCTCTGTAGATTCACCTACCAAAGCACCTGAGTACCTAGTAATAACCTCGCCCGTATATTTATTGATAATTGTAATCATTGTCGTATCTCCTTATTTAATTCCAAAAGATTCAAACTCTGCTTTCAATACCTTATCAAACTCTGAGAGGTCATTAATGAAAAGTCCTCTTGCAAAATGCAAATTTGCTTCATAAAACGCTTCTGCGCTATTAAGCTTGTAAAGTGCAAGACTTTTTGCGACCTCCTTCATTGTAATAGTCTTTGTTCCCATTGTCGTATCTTTTAATTGTTAAACCATTTATTAATTATTTACACCGCAAAATTAATAATTTCTTTTGAAACTAACAAATCCTTTCGGTGTTTTTATTAATATTTTAATAGTTATTAATACAAATCCAAAGAAATCCGATATTTTTACACAGAAAATTTATCTTTTAACCATTTTTCGATGGTTAAGATAAACTCATCCAAGGAGCGGCAAATGCTGTACTGAAAGCCTAATCGCTCAACGTCAGACTGAAATTTGGCTTGCAAATCAGATTGATTTCCGTCCTTAGTTTTAACTTCAATAAATAGGACATTTTCTCTTGCTATAATAATAAGGTCGGAGAAGCCAGCCAAAACGCCCTCACCCTTCATAATCTTCGCTTCAAGCGAACTCCGTTGTCCTCCGTTAGGGATGGCGGCAATGATATAGCGAGGGTATTGCAAGCGAAACCACTTCACCATCTGAATCTGAATCTGCGATTCAATGTGCCGTGGTTTGCTTCTGCCTTTCTTCTGGCTCTCCTTCTTTAAAAGCTCATCATACTTCATTATCATACATCTTTGTTCCAAATCTTTTTAAGATAAAACTCTATCATTTCCTCACAATGCCTTCTTTCATAAAGATAAGCATTACAATCAATCTTCTTCTTACAGAGGTCAACATCGTTCTTTGCTAAGAGGTATCTGTAATAGATTAAGGTTTTTAAATCCTCAGTCCTTTTACAAGCCTTTTCAAGCTTCTTTTTAGTTTCATTCAGCTCTTTATTCTTTTTTGTAATGCGAAAAATCTCTTTCTGTAAGCGATAGGCAAATATCCACATAGCAATAAACGGCAAGAATAATATCGCCGCAGACCAACCATCTTTGACCGCACTATTGATACAGCATCCCAACAAAAAGAATGCACATAGCAGCTCAGTATGAGAACCGCACCAAGATAAAATCTTCTTCATATTGATATATTATTTATCAGTTTCTAATTTTGATACCTCGCTATTGAAGTACTTACGCATACCTTCGTAAATCTTCAACTGACGAGAAAGTTCTTTGTTCTTTCTGAGAAGCTCATCACGCTCAGCAACGACCTTCTTATAATCATCATTATTCAATTCATTGATAGCTTTTTTGAATTGATTGATAACGTTATTACAGAACACAAGTTTATCACTCTGCTCTCTTACCTTATTCTGTAGGCGATAAAGTTTGATTTGCATCTGTGAGTAGTTTTGTAACACTCGAAATACCACTCTCTCATAAGGCACGTCATTATTGTACTTTGTTTCTTTCATTCTTATTCTTCTTTTTAGCATTTTCAAATATAGGATATTTCGCTATCTGAGTAATAACGATTTTTTCAGCATCACGCTGCTCCTTGGTCTTCATCCATTGCAAGCAAGGACGGCGTTCAGACATGGTAAGAGACGTTATCAGTCCTAACATTTCGTCATAACCAAGTTCACCGCTACTTTTATTGCCTTGAAAGACCTCGAAGTAGCCATTGTCATACTGTTTAATAGTTATATCTGTCATAGTTATAAATGTTTTTTAGCCTTTTCATATACACTGATGATATGCTCATCAGTTACACTATCATTATTCAATCCGTAACGAAAGAACTGCTCCTTTGTCAATGAGCTAACACCATATTCTCTTGCAATCATGCAGATTCCTCGAAGAGAGCCTGTTTCCTTGAAATTAGTAATAAGCTCACGGACATAACTCACGAACTTCTGTTCTTTAACGCTCACAGAAGAGGAAGTGTTATCTGTTACAGGCTCAATAACTTTGGAACGAATATCGTTTTCAATCATATTATCAGAGCAGAATATTTCTATCTTTTCTTTTGCGCTATTCATAATACCATTGATGGATTCAAGCATTCCATAAGCCTTATATAAATCGTTAAGGATTCGGCTATATCTCATACCACTCTCAGCTTTATGCTGTTCGTACCTTTCCTTATAGTCAATATTTGTCTGAGTACTCATATTACTAAAGCGATTGAGCATATTACGATAAAGAATATCCTTTTGCTCTAACTTCTTTTTCAATTCTTCGTTCTCCTTTTTGAGAGCATCGCATTCAGCTTGCTTCTTATCGAAGTTTTGCATAATTGTCTTTACTTGCATATCTTTCGGTAGTTCTTTATTAAATTTCATAGCTTATTCATTTTATATTCCGAGAAAATGTAATCAAGGCAAAGCTACTTCACCCCGTCTGTATTTCTCCCAAAATTCTTTATCGTATCTAAATCCTTTTTTGAATCTATGCCCGATTGTATTTCCTTTCCCAAACCTAAACTTCTTAGAGCTTGATTTGGATATAATGGTAGCTATCTTCATAGAAGATAATCTATACTCATGCAACCATACGGCATCTTTTCTTAACCCAAGAGACATAGCCTTATTCTTAACTGTTTTGATTTTACAACAGAAGATTTCAGCAATTTCTTTATTTGTACGAAAGGGAAATAATCTAATAAATTTCCGTTCCTCCTCCTCGCTCCAGTGGCGACAATGCCCTGAATAACGGATTTCACCATACTTAGCGATAAATCGTGGTGATGCAGGTTTAGCTCCATTCTCCTTTAGTCGCCGCCGTACTGTTTCATAAGGTATGCCTACCTTTTTGCTAATTTCGGGTATTGTAAGCCCCTGTGCGTACAGAGCTAATAATCCATCATCTATAGAATGAGGATATTTCAGTACACAACACCCTTTATTACTTACTCCCATGCCAAAGTTTTTAATTGTTCAATATTCTGATAAGAGATTTTGCATTTCTTATTCTCGTAGCAACCATCTTTAGCAAGAGCATTCCATAGAGCATTAAGACAGATGCCAATCTTCTCTTTATCGTACTTTAAATAAATCTCTGGGCAAGTAAGGAAAGGTTCTGGCTTTTTGTCTTTTAACTGAACCACAACAACCCTTTTTGCTCTTGTTGGTCTATCATTCAATCCTATCATGTATTCACCTCACTTTCTATCTGCTTCTGCGATTCACGGATAAGTAAGTCAAGCACCTTGCTAATAATGTTAGGGTTCTTTACTACATATGTTCCCACATTGGTTACGAGGTCTACTTTTACCACCATCCCGTTATTACGTAAAAGCTTATATTGAGTATTCAACTCTTTAATTTTATCCAACTCATCCATATAAAAATACTATTTACCATTATACGCAAGCATATACAGCCTACGATGCTCTTTATGAGCATTGTACCAAGCTTTTGCTCTTTCGATGCAAGCTTCACGATGCTTCTGATAGTAAGTCTTGCCGTATTTGCTTCTGCGCATTTTACGTTCAATTTCTGTCATAGTTACTTGGTAGAGCGGAAGGAGATACTATAAAATAGACCTCCATCCGCAATTATATATTTCACAGCTTAAAAATCATCAGAACGGCAAGCGGAGTACCCTTCGGAATAATGAGATTACGAGAGCGTGAACCGAAGTTTGTCTGCTCCTGTATCATTGTTTCATCATTGATAGAGAGTACGAGTCTTACTTCTTCTTCCTCCCCTACTTGCGTTGAAATCACATCGGAATGTTGTAAGCGGTAATCTGATTCTGTACGAATGCCATAAAGAGCATTTGCTTTGATTGGAACAATCAAGCCACGATAGCCCTCTCTGAGAGTAATACCCATCTTTACTGGGATTCGACCTTTACGGGATTCAATATCAGTAGGAGCATAGATAATGAACGAACCATTATTATCAATAGGGGAAGGAACTCCGTCCTTTATTTCAAAAGGAAGTTCATTTTCTTTCTCATTCTCCTCAACTTGCTCCTCAACGTGCTTCTCACTTTGCTGCTGAGCCGCATTTTCTTGGCTCTGCTGAGCGTTCTCATTCTCCATAGGCATATTATTGCCGCCCAAATTCAAAGGCTGTTCTGTGCCATTTTTCTTAGGTCTTGCCATAATTTACTCCTCCTTCTTTTCCTCGTTAGACTTCTGTTCCTTCTCCTCCTTTGTCTTATGCTCTAAGACATCGTAAACATTGGTTTTGCTGAGACCGATGATTTCGTAGTCTATCATGGTCTTCCCCATCACCTCATCAATGTTACTGATTGCTCGGTGCATAGACTTTGCTTGCACGAGATAAGTCACGTTGCTACGCTTCTCCTTATTTGACTTATCATCAATGATGATAAATTGCAGTTTTGCTTTATACCAACAATCATCATCATCCTTATCAGAGAAGAATACCTCTCTGTATGAAGCCTCTTGCATCGACTTAACCTTAAACTCGCCGCTGATATAAGCAGCCATTTCCTCTGTGATTGCGCTCTCACCTTCCGTGAAGGATAAGGCATCAATCGCATACTTTTCGGTTACAGATTTCTCTGAACCATCTTCTTGGGTCTTCTGGTAGCGGATTCCTACCTCAAACCAATTACTTTGTCTACTTCTCATGTTTCTAATAATCTAAAACTAACTTAAATCCTATATCTAAGAAAGCCCTTATGCTAAAAGGGCAAATCACTCAAATCCTGCGCTTGTGCAAAAGGAGCATCGCAAGTAGATGCTCCATTCTGAGCTTCAAAGTTTGCAGGTTTCAAACCACCGAGAATAGGCATCGCCTTCTTCTCCTCATCTGTCATCTTCTCACGAATCTCCTTAGATAACGACTGCTTAATCATGTGGGTTTCCTCGTACTTAGGGTTCTTCAACTCCCAAGCGGTAAGGTCGAGATAAGCAGCCTTCGGGCGGTTATTCTCATCCGTACTGATGAAGATATTATTCTCTTCAATAGGGATAACCAAGCAGCGAAGCACTTCGGTTCGTCCTGGTATTTGCATAACGCCAGCTCTTTTGAGCTTCAGCAAGTTTAATTTTCCGTTAAAATCTGTCATATTGTATATATTTAAAAAACATAGCCCCAAGAGAGGGAATCGAACCCTCGCCAACCTCCGCTTATTAAGAGCTGCTTATTACGGAGTATCTTCGCATATATTCTTTAACACAGTAGAATAAATGAACTTATATATATTCACCTCTTTCCTTTAGGGTATGATAAGAATATCGGTATCACTACCATACAGCCCACGCACACCCGTGCGATTGGTTTTCCTTGGGATAAAAAGCCCTACCGCCGTAGGGCAAAAAACAATAACCATAATTAATATCTATCTAACTAATAATTGACATAACTAATTACCTCACGGTAAGATATATCAGAACCTAAATTAACTCTTCCAAGAAAAAAGAGCCGACACCTCACGGTGGCTTAAAGGCTCTTGTTATCGACTTTTCTATATTCAATCTTATATGTAGTTATGCGTTTGGAATCAATGTATTCTGAATGAAGCTACTCATTGCCAAGTTCTGTGAAAGAATCATTGGCTGGTCGAGCTGAGTTGACTTATACATATCGGTAGCCGCATTGTACAAATCCCAAGCGGTAACCATATTGCGCTCGTAGTAGGCAATCATCATTCTTTCAGTCAAGCGACCAATCTGTGCCTGATTAAGAGGAATGACTTGAAGATTGCGAATGCCTTTGTATTTCGTTTCAGCAGCAACACGGAGCGAGGTCAGCATACCGATGATGGTAAACATCTCCTGTGCCTTAATCTCACGATTCTTCATACGCTCAATCATTTCATCATTGGCATCAATGATGCCTCTTAGATTAGCGAGCCAAGCATCAGCACATTGAAGAAGCTCATCGAGCTTGAAAGCTCCTCTTCTGCTATTGATGTCTGAGTAGGTAGCACCATAATGCTCGGCATTAAGCAAGCACTGATTATGGCATATAATTACGTTTCTACCAATACCTAACTGAATACCCTTCTGATGGAATGATACCGCCATATTGGTTGTAATCTTATCATTGCCCTCACCTTTATCAAAATCACGCAAGCGAATATTACAGAATACTCGGCGAAGGATATGAGCCTCTACAGCTCTATCACCCATCAAAGCTTCCTTCTCAGGCAAACGGGTAACACCTGGAGTATTGCGGTCTTTGTTATTCGCCGCAAAGAGGTCGTAAATCTCAGCCTTATAACCGTGCTTCTCGCACAAGTCTTCCACCTTATGAATGAGGTCAAAATGATAGATGCCTTTCAAAGGCTTTCCGTACACATCATTCTCTTTCTCGGTGCGTTCAAGCTGGTCGATTGTTAGAATCTGTACCTTGGATGTCTCAAAATCCAAGAACTGATTCATATTATCACTCTTTAACTCTGGCTGCTTTGCAACCGCTACATCTGCTACTCTTGGCTGTGCCATCAAATTCATTGCCATTGTGTTCATTGTTGTATCTCCTATTTTTAATTTATTAATAATTTCTACATTAATTATATGTATCAAAAGCTATTTTATTAACTTTTGATACCGCAAAATTAATAACTTTATTTCAGACCACCAAATTTATTAATAGTTATTTTTAATTTATTAATACTAACTATTAGTTTTTTAATAGATTTTAAGCGAATATCTCATTTTTTCTTTATAATTTTGCGGCGTAAAAGGAAAGTGCTATTTTCCAAGCTAAGAAAAGAATCATATATGCCCAATCAACACAAGTGAAAGGGTTCGATATATAAACCAAACGGAATGATTGATAGCACCTTTCATCTGTTTGGTTTTTACATTAATATATATATAATGATGAAAAGAATAAGAATAGGAATACAGGAAGCTAAGTTTGCTCTGAGCGATAAGAATCGCTTAGATGCCTTCTGCTTACTTCTTAAAATAAAGCTCTTATTCCGCTCATCAGACCTTAATCTTGTATCATATAATCATTGCGCTAAATTATTGCATATTGACAATAATAAATTAAAGAGACTGCTTGAATATGGTTGTAAGATAGGGTATTTCCGTTTTGAAGAGAAAAATGGAAAGAAGAGATTCATTGCACGTAGCATACATTCAAATAATGGATATAGTTATAAGCTTCGCAAGGATGATTTGACGAAGATGACATTCCCTGCCCTCAAAAACCTTTTGAGAAGGATTGTCATGGAGAACCAAGTTAGAATGCAAGAGGACGTAATCAATACGCACAATAAGGGGACGAATGGGAGAAATGCGAAGACTATTCGCAAGGCTCTCAAACGTGAAAGTCGTATGTTGAGGAAGAAGTTTAGCGATAACAAAGGTTTATCTTATGACAGAATCAAGGATGTTATTTATGGCACGATGTACCAAGCGTTCAAAGTTACAAATCAGCTTGTAAACAAGGGTATCATCAATAAGCGCACAAGAATCAAAGAAGTAAGTTGCGATGCTAAGGTGTGTACCAATAATATGGCTATTACGGATTTTGAAGGTTCTGTAATAGTAATAAGCGCAAAAAATAGAAGTGCATTTTCCATTGAATCGAATATCTATCGTATGCAGATGGACGATGCAATATCAATATCTCGTCATGGTATGAGAAGAAAGGAGGCGAAAATGTAGTTTATGTAAAATCAAAAATAATAAAATAAGGGATTTGGGTTTTAATTAAATTTATTCCCTTATAGGGGCGACAGCCCCAAGAAATAATTAACTAACGGGCGCACATACGCCCCCACCCGATTATATAATAACACAGGAGATACGAAATGGAGAAAAAGAAAAATTGGCTCGATACTTACCTCACACCAGCAAAAGAACTTGTTGGATATGAGTGCTACGTAAGTTGTGATTATGAAGATAAGTTCGCAACAGGAAAATTTTCAGTTATCATCATAAGGAACGGAGAAGTTGTAGCAAATGAAAAGAATCACATCTATTGTGCTTCAAAGGCAGTCGTTATCGTAGAAGCGACACTCTTTATGATGCAAAAATGCGAAGATGCCGATGTTATCACAATACATTTGGAATATTTTAAAAATTACTTTGCCTTTTTCAACGAGGCGAGAAAGGCTAACGCACAAACAAAGAAAAACTATCTGAGCTTATACAAAAGCTTTAGAAAGGATGCGGAAGTAATCTTTGACCTCACTACTTGGTACAAAAGAAACGAATACGATGATGAAGTTGAGAAAATGTTAAGTGATAACTAAACTATAGGAGATATGCAAGATGAAAAATGAGACAAAATTAAAGAAACTGATGTCTTTCTTAGACGAAAACGGCATCAAGTACACCACACCTCGAAAGAGAAAAGAGGGAAGTGCCCACCTCTTCATCGGTCAGTACATGATTGCTGTAAAGATAGAGGGTGAAGATGATACGTTATTCTTTAATAAGCATAAGAGAGGAAAGCATCCTTTCTTTATCAGAACTTCGGAGACACCGAAATACATCATCGAAAAGATGCAAAATCTGATTACGAAAATGATGTTAATACAACAAAAACATTTTATGGAACAAAAAAAATAATTGTATGGAAAAACTTAATTTTAAGCTAGAGTTCGCCGATAATGGGGTTATTGTCACAGATGAAAGCTCTGGCTGTGTAAACGTCTATCAAGAAAAAGAAGACGGGAATTATCACGAATATACGAAGAGAGCTATCAGTGAATCCGTAGATGATATCATTGCTCATCTTTTACTTGATGGCACGGAAAACTTGAAGCAGAAGTCGATTTATAAAATCAAAATTGAGATAAGATAATATGTTATACCAAAAGAAAGAAAAGAAGCCGAATACGGCAGTTAAATATGAGGTACGTGAGTTTATTCACGGCGGTATTGAATATACAACAGATTGCCCTTTCGGTGAATGTGGTCGATATACGCACGCTCTACATAAGGTCGGTGCTATTGAATGCAATCTTTGTAGGTATCAGAAGAAAAATAATACAGAAGCAAGGGTTGTAAGATGTACGCATCCGTTATTAAAGGAATCAGCAGTTGATAAACTTTTTAAAAAGTAAGAATTATGATAGAATCAATGAAGATACGTAAAGGGTTGGTGTTTACATTACCAATAGAACCTGATAAGGTGATTGGTATGGAAGGCAATAAATTAAGAGGTTATATTTATGATATTGAGGGAACTAAATATGCTCTTGCCAATATGTACCCTCTGACATTAAAAGTTGCCAAGGTAGATAAAGCTATTGTTGAATGCAATATTATAGCAGATAAATACAATATTCCATTCGATAAGAATATTCCTATACAATTTGAAGAGATTGCAAAAAATGGTACTATAGTCACAGAGGAAAAGGAAGAAATGGTTAATCATCCTAACCATTACGCTTGGTTGAAGGAACTCTGCGGCATAGAGCCGATTGATATTTGCCGCCACCTTGATTTTAATTGCGGCTCGGCTATCAAGTATCTATTATGCAAAGGAAAGAAGGAAATGAACCTCTCAGAGCGTGAACAGAGAGTGCAGGATTTAAGCAAAGCAATCTTCTATCTAAAAGATGAGATAAAAATGTTAGAAAATCAAAAATAGTAAAGATATGAAAGAGTTGATAAAGAAAGAAACCATGACCTCGCTTGAAATTGCCGAGGTTACAGGTAAGCGGCATTCTGATGTTCTTGAAGCTATCAGAAACATGGAAGCTGCTTGGGAAAAAGTAGCCCAACGGAAATTTCCGCTCGGCTCATACAAGGACGCAAACAACCAAGACCGCCCTTGCTACATTCTAAACAAAACCGAGTGCTTGTATGTCGCCACTAAGTTCAATGACGAGGCAAGAGCGAAATTGATTCTTCGTTGGGAAGAACTAGAAATTAAACAATGTGAGCAATATCAAGTGCCACAGTCATTTGCCGAGGCTCTGATGTTGGCTGCAAAACAGCAACAAAAAATTGAAGAGCAACAGAAACAACTTGAAGCAAGCTCAAAGGAAATCGTAGAGTTGAACGGCGCTATATCCGAGATGCAACCAAAGGTAACTTATGTAGATAAGATTCTATCAAGCAATGAGACAGTAACGACAACGCAAATTACACAGGACTACGGTCAGTCAGCAAAGGCGTTCAATGTCTTGCTTCGTAATTTTGGCATTCAACATAAGGTTGGCGGTCAGTGGATATTGTACGCAAAGTACCTTCCTTATGGTTATGTGCAATCTGATACTGTACCTATCGTTCATCGAAACGGAACGAATGGCTCGGTGATGCACACAAAATGGACTCAGAAAGGAAGATTGTTTCTTTACGAGGAGTTGAAGAAGCATGGCAACTTACCTCTCATAGAGCAAAATTAGCAATGAAGATAAGCAAGGCTCTTATCAGACAAATTCGCTGCGACCTCCTTTCGCATACAACCGATGCGGAGAAGGCTGCGGCGAAAATATGCACTCAGTTAGGATATAAGGTAATACCACAGCAGCCGATAGTTACGGGCAGAAAGCTATACTTCGCTGATATATATCTGCCCGAGATAAAAACGATTATTGAGCTCGATGGTGGTTATCATTTTACTAAAGACCAAAAGCGCAAGGATGGTAACCGCTCTTCGGGTATATGGCGACTCGGGTATCATGTGGTAAGATTGAGTAATCACGATGCTAGGAATCCGAAGAAGGTTAAGGCAAAGATAGATATGATACAACGCAAGGCAAAGTAACCAAGAATATTGGCTATGTTGCCTTTTATTTTTGTTTCTTAATAACTATACATAAACTAAAAGAAAGCCGCTTAGACTGCAAGAAAATCGCCAAAAATAGCATTTGTTTACACAGCTTTTATTATTTATTATTATTTTATTAATAGAAATAGTAATTTTGCAATCAGAAATTATTTATTTATTAACGTTTAAAACAGAATTACTATGACAATAAAAGAAAAAGTGCTTGCTTCTGCCAAAACATCATTTGCAAAGTATGGTTTGAAGAAGGATGAACTTTCAAAGCTGGTTGACCTGATTGTTGCAAGTCTTGGTCTAACAGATGAGTCAAAGGACGAGGATGTAACGAGTGCTATCACGGCAGTTGAACCTTATGTTGGTATGATGCAATCATCATTCAATCGTGCGGTCAGTGAAACAACGAAGAAATTCGATGGATGGATTGACCCTAACGACCCTAAACATAAGCCTACTCCACCAGTTCCTCCTACCCCTCCAGTACCTTCAACAGGGCTTACACAAGAGCAGGTTCAGCAGATGATTGCCGAGGCTACCAAAAGTACCCAGAAAGCAGTTAGCGAAGCTGTAGCCGCCGCCATTGCTCCATACAAGGAAAAGGAAGAAAGAGCACGTCTTGATGACCTTTTCGGTAAGAGCGAAAAATTGAAGGACGTTCCGCAGCAGTTCCGTTCACGTTATCAGCTCGACAAGGAAGAGAATCTTGAAACTCTCGCACAGCAATGTGCCGATGATTGGACAGCATTGAAGCAGTCACTTGTAGCAAACGGCAATTTTGTTGAAGCACCCAAGGCAACCTCTCCCGAAGACGAGCAGAATGATTTCATTAAAAGAATGCAAAGCTTCTCGGAGCGTAATGCTCCAAAGGAGTAAGGCATTATCAATGAATTATGTTAAACTCTTAAAAAGAAGAAAATTATGTCAAACAGAGGCTATTTTTTGCATAGAACCAAGCCAGAGGATATCAAGGAAGCACTTTGGCTTGAAGAGCAGTGCCTTCGCCGACAGGGTGGTTATGACCTCGACCGCACTAACCTTCCAGCTACTTTAAAGTTTGTTGCGAAGGGTACAGTTCTCAGACTTATAACTGGTGGTAAGGCACAGGTTGTAAAGACTGCAAAGGCTGTAGAAAAAGCAGATAAAGCTGCTACAACATTGAAGATTGCTAGCGGTTCTTTGTTCCAGGTTGGAGATAAGATTGCTGGTGCAACCATTTCGGCGATTGCTTCTTCTGATGGTGTAGATATACTGACTGTATCAGCACTTGATAACGCAGTTGCTGCAAATGCGATTGTATCAGATTATGATAAGACTAAGGATGTACTTCTTGGCTTCTCATACGATACTCTCGATGTAAAAGACCAAGAGTCTTCTATCGCAGCAACTCCTACCTTACAGGTAATGGAGGTAGAGGAAGATTCACTCCCTTATCCTATCAATGAGGATATTAAGTTGGGTATCAATGCTGTTGGTATCGCTTTGTTTAAGATTCAGTAACCTTTAAAAGTGGAGATTATAGATTATGAATAGTATTTTGAAGAATCTGCAAGACCCAAAGTCTTTTCAGACCTACATTGACGAATACATGAAGACTTCCACCTATAAGGCTGAGTGGAAGAACGAGTTGAAGCCTGTTGAGTATTGTGCTGCAAAGGTATATCAGGCAAATATGGCTACCTATGCTGCTGCTATGGTTGGTTCTGTTGTCGCTAAGAACGCAGAGCGTCCATTGCATACCATGCCTGATTGGGGTCAGCTTACTGGCTCTATCGGTCGTATTGCCGATGAGTGGGAGCTCGATAACGATTACCTCGAACAGATGCACCTTTTGGAAGGTAAGTTTAATGATATGTCGGGACGTGGCGGTTATACACAATCACAGCTCAATGCTAAGTACGATGAACTTATCAAGTACTCATTCAAACCTTTTGAGTTGGCGGTTATCTCTCCTCATAAGCGTATTGATATGTTGTACTTCGAGGGATTGTTCAAGGGTACTCAGACTGTATCACGTACCAATAACTCTAAGGCTAACGTATCTTATACCTTCAATTTGGGTGTTAAGCAGCTCTCTGCAACCACAAACTGGGGTCAGGAGAATGCAACTCCTATTAAGGATATTAAGATGTTGAAGGACGAGGCTCGCAAGAAGGGTCGTAAGATTCTGCGTCTTCGTATGTCTGAGAACACATTCTTCGCAATGTGTAAGGCAAAGGAGATTAAGGACACCTTCCGCTTGAACCTTGGTGAGATTACCATCAATCCTGCTGCACCGATGATTAGCGTTGACCAGATGAATATCTATCTGCGCTCTATCCTCTTGCCAACAATTCAGATTGATGAGGATAAGTTTGTTGAGCTGCCTGACAAGACCGTTTACAATCTTATCCCAGATAATAGAGTTGTTGCGATGTGCGCCGAGAAGGTGGCTGTGCCTAAGTGCGCAGAGTGCTTGGAGGCTATCGACCCAGTTGATGGCGTTTCTTACTCTACATACGATAACAACCTTATCGGTTATTGGAGAGATAAGAAGGGTTATCACCTTACCAACGAAATGTGGATGCAACCAGTATTCGATGGTATCGAAGACTTCTATATCTTGAAGGTTGGTGCTTAATGCACTGACCCTCAGTTATGAATATATTGATTTAATAAGTGAAACTTCATAAGATAACAAGATTAGCATGACAATTTCAGAAGCCATAGCAAGCGAGATTCAGCCTTTCTCCACCTCAGATGAGACTTTGGAGAAGATGTTTATTGATGCTGCTGATAAGTTTAGCATCACGGCATCCGTGGCTAATGAATACTCTGTAGCGGTAAAGAAACCCGTAGCCTATGCGGCTATGCGTATCCTCTACAAGATGAATCCATTATCAAGTGAGAATGTTGGCGGTATCTCTCAGAGTTACAAGAACGACAAGAATCTCATTGACAAGATGATTAAATCTATTGCAAAGGATGCTGGATTGGATGCTGACCTTGTTATTGATAGTACTTCTGATGATTATTGGGTTCAGAGTGTGAAGGTATGGTAATCAAATAGATAGCGTATGAACTTTGAAGATATACTTAAAGTAAAAGGTGCTCCACAAGATGGCTTTGATGAGGACGGAAATCCTATCGAACAGCCCGAAGGAGAATGGCAAACCTTTGGAAAGTGCGTTATTTTGCCTAATTCGCAGGCGAAGATTATCACTCTGGTAGACGGGCAGCAGTACGTGTATTCGCACGAAATCTATGCTCCTCTCTCAAAAGCAAAATACCCTCTCATACCGAAGGAAGGCGAAAAGGTTTGGATAACCAAGAAAGATGGCACGATTGATAAGGAAATGGAGATTAAAGGCTTCGTAACCTTAAAGAAACGCTACCTTAGAATTTGGCTCTAATAGGCGGCAATATGGCAAAGGTTGAATTACAAATCAAAGGTCGTGAAGCCTTACAGAAAAGGTTGAATGAAAAGAGGCAGCAGATTATCAGCTACCTTAATATGCGTTTGATACAACTTGCCGAAGAAGCGGTCACCTACTCTAAAGAAAATAAAGGTTATCAAGACCGAACTGCAAATTTAAAGAACTCAATTTCTTTCGCTCTCTACCTTGATGGGCAACTCATCACCTCGGCAGTTGGTAAGATTCCAAAGGCAGAAGAAGCGGAAGGAGGACAGGAAGGCGTAAGTGCTGCACTCAGTGAGTATGCACAGAAAGAAGGGGTAGTAGCACCCAAAGGGTACTCCCTCGTTATTGTGGCTGGCATGAACTACGGAAAATATGTAGAGGATAAAGGCTACAACGTCTTACACCTTACAAAGTATTTCCTTCGTGAAGAAATGAAGAAGGTTTTTGAAGAAGTAGCTGAAATGATTAAAAGCGATAGTTAGATATGATACTCGGAGATAAAGCGGTAACGGCATTATTTAAGTATCTCAATGATAATATTGAGAGTATAGGCATAAAGAAAGGTCGTATCTTTAAATATGAGATACCCGAGAAGTTGGCGGTCTGTGATTATATCGCCATCAATCATCTTCCCTTTGTGTATAGTGATGCCATTAATGAGGGTGTAGTGAATTTGAATATTCATTGCCCTAAGACCTTATCAAATCTACCTAACATAAAGAAACTCTCTGATTACTCGGAGAAGATTCTTTCTCTGTTTGGTGATGGTACTTATCTCGGTGGCTGCTACTTTGATTTCTACTCTATCTCTCGCCCAACTCGTGATAATGATAACACTTATTACGTCAATATGAAATTTAATGTAACGTATAATAATTTAAAAGAATAAAACTATGGCAAAGAATGGTGTATATGGCTTGGAAAGCTTCAGTTTTGCCGATTGTGTCGAAAATGGCGGCTATCCAACAACATGGAGCGACAAAATTAAGGCTGTCGTTTCTGGTAGCTTGAGTTTCAATGACCAGGCTGCACAGACATCGGATGTAGAGATTGAGGATTCAGAAGACCCTTACGCAGTGCTGACTACATCAGCAGCAACAAAGGGCTTCACCTTGCAGACATACGATTTCTCAGAAGAAAACTTTACGAAGCTTCTTGGTTATACAAAGGATTCTGGTACTGGTGGTAAGAATGGTTGGTTGAATGAGCTTCCACAAGAAACCGAGATTTACAAGGCTGTACAGATTGTAACAAAAGATTTGGATGATATTCCTTCTCGTACCTTCCAGTGGTCTAAGATGAAACTTACAATCACTCGCAGTGGTTCTATCGGTAAGAGTGGACTTCCTAATCTTAACATTGAGTTCCGTCAGATGGCGGTATTCGATGCAAAGGGTGACAAGAAGAGCGGTCATCGTAATATTCTTACAAAGGATATTACAGCTGGCGATGTCTAAGACTTTCATTTAGATAAAAGATTAAAATTAAACTTCAAAAAGCGGTGAGGTAAGGGGACTTTCCCAAGCCGCACCGCTTTTTATGTTATAAAACATATTTTGATATGAAAACATCAGATAAAGAAAAGGTAGCAAAAACGCTTTCCGAGGCATCTGTAAAGATTAAGGTTGGTATGTTTCGCTTTAAAGTGAAGCCACTTACCTTTATGCAGATTTATGAAATGGGTGTATTCGGTAACTCTATCAAAGAACCAACATGGAAAGAAGGCGATATGATGAATATCATCCCTCTTTTGTTTGAGCACTCTGAGACGGCTCGTTTAATGAGCGAGATTTTTATCGTGTGCGCCTTTCGGAAGAAGTGGGCACGCAAGGTATGGGGGCGATATATACGCAAGCACCTTGATATTATGGCATTCAATGAGCTTGTGAAGTTTATAAGTGGTTCTTTCAATGCAAATTTTTTCTTAACCTCTATAACTTTCCTGACTCAGACGAAGATAATGACGGAGCCGAAAACGACTCCCCGTGGGCAACAATCGGAGAAGTAATGAAGTACTTTCGTATGAGTTACGAGGAGGTCGTATTTAATCGCTCATACCTTAATATTATTCTGCTTAACCGCTCGATTCCGCCCTTTAATACAAATGCCAAGGATGAACCGAGAAAAGGCAGCAGACAGCAAAAGAAGCCACAAAAAGAGTATCATAAGATAGATAAGTCAATTTCTGCTAATGATTTCTTTATGGGCATGATGTAATAATCACATAAATAAGCAAACAATATGGCAGCAGCAGATGAAATACTTGGAATCAGCGGACAGATGGATATTTCCGATATTCAGCAGTCTTTTGATAAGTTGATAAATGACCTTAATTCACTTGGAGTAAAGACTGATGAAGTTAGCTCAAAGATGACTAAGGCATTAAATGATATTGCTCAGAGTTCGGCTTCTGATAGTGAAAAGACGAAACAATCAGTGCAGGCTTTAAAGCAAGGTATAGAAGAGATTAATAAATCGCTTACCGATACTCCAGAGGCACTAAAGAAGCTTGCATCAGAGGCTCAGACCGCAGAAGCAACCGTTGATAAACTTAAAAAGAAATTATCGGAAACAGCCGAAGGTTCACAGAGATGGAATGAGATTAATGAGCAGTTGAAGTCTCAGCAGAATTTAGTAGAGAAACTTAACGGCGAATATTCATCAATGTTGGGTACATTCGGTAGTACTCAGCAGTATGTTGGTACTCTTAACGCTGCTATTGATACATTGAATGCAGGTCGTTCTATATCAACCGCAGCAACTGGTGCAAATGCGGCGGCTCACGTAGGTGCGGCGGGAGCGGTTGGAACAGAAGCTGTAGCACATGGAGAGAACTCAACCAAGATTGCTGAAGAAACGGAGAAAACACAGCAGAATACACAAGCTAAGTTGCATCTTACTGAATCAGCGAAAGATTATGTCTATACCGCACAAATGGAAGCAGAAGCCATTGATGCGGTTGCAAAAAGACTTGCTGAGGGAAAATCAGATGAGGAAGAGTATATAAATTCATTGAAGAGTGCAAATTCCGAACTTGATAATTTAGGGAAAAAAATATACGAGACAGTTGCAGCAAGAAACGAAGCAGGAAAAAATGGCGATTTTGAAGAAGTAAATAGACTTCAATCTCAATACGAGCAACAGATGAAGGATTATCAATCTCTCAAAGAAGCTATATCAAACCTTAAAGAGGAGCATGAAAATTATCAAAAGAAAATAGAAGAAGTAGCTGAATCTCATAAAGAAGAAATACAGGCAATCAAAGAGAAAGAAGAAGAAATAAAAAGACTCAAAGCTTACCTTGAAGCATTAGACGAACAGAGAGATAAGCTAAATAGTGAGCCACTTCTTACTAAGATGCTGTATGGTACAAAAACTTATGGTTTCCCTTGGCAGAATGGTGAGGGAGGTGAATATGGAAAGACTAAACAACAGATAGCTGATGCAGAGGCTGAATTGCAAAAGATGAAACAATCTTTGCAAGATACATCCAAAGAAAGCAAGAATGCACAAGAAAATACAGATAAGTTAGGAAAGTCTTACGAGAATGCAGCTAAAGGAGCTAAAAAGACAAAAGAGGAAACCAAGGAGGTTGCAAAGTCTGCCGAAAATGCTACAAAAAAAGTAGGTGGAATCTTCTCTAAATTTAAAAGTGTCCTTGGTGGAGCTTTAAAAGGTGATTTCTCTGCTCTTTTCTCACTCTTTGGAAAAATCGGTGTATGGGGAGCAGCACTTGGTGCTGTAGGAAAAGGTATTTATGAGCTGACTATCCGTGCCGAAGAGTTTAGAAACGCTCTACAACCTCTCTCTCATTATCTTGATGAGAGCAACTTACAGGCGGTAAGGCAGAATATACTTTCATTATCAGACGAAACAGCTAAGTCGGTTTCTGATATGGCTGCTGCTGCAACTCAGTTCGTAAAGGTATGGGATAGCCTAAGAGATTCACCAGAGGCTCTTACCACTATGATTAAGACATCAAACGAGTTTGGAGCACTTGCTGGAAAAACATCAGAAGAGGGAGCAAAATTCCTCTCAAATCTTGCTTCTGAATATCACATGACTGCGCAAGATGCTACAGCAGCTTCTGCTATGATTGCAACTGCTGCTCATAACTCAACAAATAGCTTCGGTGAAATGGCTGATGCCATATCAAGTGCAGGTTCTTCCGCTGCTCTTTATGGCGTTTCTTTTAAAGAAATGGCTACTCTTATCGGTTATTCTAGTAATCAGTTTGGCGGTGCTCAAAAGGCTGCGTCGAAATTCTCTATGCTCCTTATGAGTATGAGTAAGATGCAAGATAAATACAATCCTTCTGTTGTCGGAATGATTACAGCCTTACAAAATCTGAAAGATGCATACGAAAGAGGAGAACACGTTGAGAATAACTTCATGGCTCGTCAGCGTAGTATTGCTATGTACTTTATTAAGAATGCTGATGCTATTGCTAAGTATAATAAGGGCATAGATAGTAATGCTGCTAAACAGGAACTTCTGAATGATATTAATGCCAGAGCTTCTGTCAATGTTGCGAAGCTACAAAACTCATGGAATGGTTTTCTTACTGCGATTAATGCTAACCTTACACCAACCCTTACAAGAATACTTAATTTCTTTACAAAGATTATAGGCGGTGCTCAGAAAACAGCAGACGAGCTTAATTATTTAAAGAATTTTGATAATAACCATAAAGGAGCAAAGCGTGGTATGCGATATACCGAATCCGTTACAAGTGGTTGGGCGGCTGGTTTTCAGGAATCCACTGTTGCTAACATGGGGGCAAGGCAACAATATAATATAAGCAAGGAGGATGGCTTGAATCTGTATAGACAGCAGAGAGATAGACTTAAAAGAGCATATCAACAGGGATTTAAGAATGCACAAAGAAAATGGCGTAATGCAAGTGGTAACGCTTATGCTAAAAGTGCAGGTAATTTCATGTTACAATACTATAACAATAATCGTTCTGCTTTCTCAGAGTTTACTCCTCAAATGTTTAATGAATTATTGAGAAACCAAAGAAATTCTACGATTGCTTTATCGAATAAGCCTATTAATACTGGTATTAATCTTGGAGGAAATGGTTATGTCCCTAAACCCAAAAAAGATAGGTCTGCTGACCAACAACGCAACTATCGTGAGCAGCTTGCTGAGCAGCAAGCAAAACAACTTGCCGATGATAAGAGAATCGAATGGGAACTTTATGTCACCGAGCAAGAGGAAGGTATTGCAAAGGAACATGATGCTAACGAAAAAGAGTTAAAGCAGAGAAAGCTTGATTTTGAGAAAAAGAAACATCAGATAGAAGAAGAAGCTGAAACCTTGCGTCAGAAGAATATTCAGATTGCAAAGGCAGAATATAGCAAGAATCCTGCAAATAAGAAAAAGGAAGGTTTTTATGCTAGCGGGCTTGATAAAAATGTAAAGCTAACTAATGAGCAACAAAAGCTTATTGATGCGAAATTAGCACTTCTCAATACTCAACAGTTGCAATATGAGAGAGAAATGCAATTACAATATTTGCAATCATATCGTGAATACCTGAAGGAGTATGGCAACCTCGAACAGCAGAAACTCGCCATCGTTGAGGAATATAACGAGAAAATTAAAAAAGCAAGGGCAAAGGGTAATATTTTCGAGGAAGCAAAGTTGAAAACTGACCTTGAAGAGCAGCTAAAGAAGCTCAACTTTAATGATTTCAAGGATTCTATCAACTGGGATTCTGTTTTCTCTGATATGGGAAGATTGAGCAAATCTTATCTCGAAGACCTAAGAAAAAAGCTCAAAGACCTTCTCGGTTCAGGTACTCTTGATATTGATGATATGAAGGTTGTATCTGAACAGATTGGTAAGATTGATGATGCTATTTCTGAGCAGACTGATAAATGGGGATGGTCTAATGAGAAGGTGCGTGAATATAATCGTCTCTTGCAAGAGGCTGCTGACGCACAAGAGCGTTTAAGAAAAGCCACAGTTGAGCAATATAATGCACAAGAGCAGCAGTCTTCTACGAAAATTGCTATACAGAAAATCTTTGCGGAGACGGGGGTATCTGTAAGTACCGATAAGATAACCTCTCAGAATAAGAGCACACTCTTCAATGAGAATAAGATGAACCTCAGTAATGAACAGCTTAAAAAATTAAAGAAACTTTTTGATGAGCTCGCAGTTTCTGAGGTAAAGGTTGGTAAGGCAACAAAGGACGTAAAGAAGGTACAGGAGGATGCAAATATATCAAAAGATAAGGCAAGAAAGTCAATTAAGGAGATTGCAAATGAATGGGCAGAAAGCATCAGTAACGTTGCTAAGAAGCTACAAGAAGCAAGTGAATTGATTGATGCTCTCGGCTTCGGTGATTCAGACCTTGGAAAGAAGCTTAAAAGTGGTGCAGATGCCTTCAATAAGGGTTCGCAAGCGGCATCAGACTTTGCTACGGGCAACTATATCGGGGCAGCTATTAACGGCATAGGGGCTATCAAATCGCTTGGTAGTGCTCTTGGTATCGGCAATGGAAGTAATGCGAAGGAGGTTGCTGAGACTACGAATCGCCTTACAGAATCAAACGAACGATTACAATACTCTATTGAGCAGTTGAAGAGTTCGATTGATAAGACTTCGGGAATGAGTGCCGTCAGCAATTATCAGAAAGCCTATGATGCACAGAAGCAAATCAATAAGCAGAGTATGGAAATTCTTCAAGCACAGATGGGTTACCATGGCTCGCATCATTCTAATGCTTATTATTGGAATCTGTCAGCACAGGACTATGCGGCAATCAATCGCACGTTGGCACAGCAATCAGCGGTCAGAGGTGGTTATGTTAATTCTACAATTAACAAGGTAAATTCCTTGGAGGATATTTATAAGCTTACCCCAGAGCAGATGAAGGATATTCGCACATACAACCAAGATGTATGGAAAAATATGACCGACCAAGGTAAATATGATAAAACTGAGTATTGGGAGAACTATACCGACCTTGCCGAGAAGCTTGAAGAGCTGACTGATAAAATCAATCAGAATCTTACGCAGACAACCTTCGATTCGTTAAAGGACAACTTTATTAGCAATCTTATGGATATGAGTAAATCGGCGCAAGATTTCGCAAATGATTTCACAACGATGCTCAATAAGTCTATGCTTAACTTTGCCGTTGATGACCTTGCAAACAAGAGACTTAAAGCCCTTTATGAGAAATGGGCAGATAAGATGAAACAACGACAGCTCTCCAATGACGATTTGGATATACTTAAAAAAGAGTATGATAACATCGTTAATGAAGGTTTAAAGATAAGAGATAATATTGCTGCAATAACAGGGTATAAGGAGGCGCAATCTCAGCAGACGGCAACGGGCAAGGCTATCGAAGCTATCACCGCAGACCAAGCAAGCAGCCTTATCGGTATCGGTTATGCGGTGCAAATTGCCCAAGAGCAAGGTAATGAGGTTCGTAAGGCTATCGCAGTTGATGTTTCTTTCTTGCGCATCTATGCTGAGCAGACATATAATAATATTTCTGAAATGCGAGATATTCAGTATCAAGGATTACAGCAGTTGGAAGCAATCAATAAGAATACTGCCCCTATTATATTGATACGTGAAGACATCGCAAGTATGTATAAATTAATGAAGGATAAGTATTAAGTTATGAAGAATGATGCTTTTATAAAATTGGTCGATGAAGCGGATACTGCTTACATTGACCTTGATACTTTCGGTATTACATTGGTAAGGGGTTGGCGAGAAGCTCTGCTGACCCCAGCCCCAGTAAAAAGCTATGTAACTAACGATAGTCGATTGGAACATGGACAATCGGTTATCGCTACATCGAAGTATGCAAAGAAAGATAAGCGTGAAGTAAGTATCTCTTTCTTCCTTGAAGGTAGTTCAGAAGAAGATTACTTACAGAAGTATGAGGCTTTCCTTGATAAGATAGCTTATTCGGGTGAATTTTGCTTGAAAGTTCCTCGCCTAAAGAGGGTTTTTAAACTTGTTTACACGCAATGCTCGCAGTTTGGTGATTACGGTCTAAAAAGAGGTAAATTTGTACTCAAATTAACGGAGTATAACCCGAATGATAGAATTAAGTTATGATTAAGATATATGATATTAACGATAAATTGCTGATGCAAGCAGAAGTAACATCAGCGGCTAAGAGAGAACAGGAAATGTCTAAGTCAGATTACATTTCTCTGTCTTTCTCCGCTGCCGAGAAGATTATTTTGCCTGCTGGTGCGTATATCAATTATACATATAAGATAGATAAGGTAAGAGAGGTTACTAGAAAGTTCCTTCTCTTGGAATCGTATGAACCTACTCAATCAGATGAATGCTCTTGGAAGTACACTCCTCAGTTCCAGCATCCGAAGATGATTCTATCGAAGACCCCATTCTTTATCTATACCCGTAATTCACAGAATATAGAGGTAAAGCAAAATGTATGGTCTTTCGTAGGTACTACGTCTGTTCTTAGTGGCAAGATAGCTGATTTCCTTAACAAGGATTTAATGTTTGGCGAATGCGGATGGAAAGTCATTTTTCAGAAGGTTACGGCAAATACTATCAATGTATCATTCAGCGATAATGACTTTATATCTGCGCTTACGGCGATTACAAATGCTATCGGGGATAACTGCGAATGGCATATTGACTATGATGATGAAATTATCTACATCGGTAAGGTCTTAGTCGGCGCAACTCCTGTCGTTTTGGAGGTTGGAAAGAATGTAGGTGTACCAAGTATCAATAATAGCAAAGAAGTCTACTATAACGCTTTCTCTATCTTCGGCGGTACAAGAAATATTACTCAGGTAAATAGCAAGGGTGAGAATGTATCATCTGGTGATATACGTCTGCAATTAGATGAGGGCAATGGTACAATATCAATAGACGGAAAAGAACGCTCCTACTCTATTGATAAGTATTCAACCCTTGACCTTAGAGCGGATAAAACGAAAGAACCTCTCTTTACAAAGGTACTTGATTTTTCTCAGATTTTCCCATCACTTAATACCTATGTATATAATGTACGTGGGCGAGTTAAGTATGTGCTTGATGAGAATAATAATAAAATTCCTATCTCTAATGCTGATGGGTCTATTAAGGAATATAAGACCTTCACTGTATGGTATATGAGATTGGCTTATCCTACAACAGAAAAAGTAGAAGGAAAGACGATTATCAATACAACTATAGATGATGGCATTACTCATTATTGGTATGATTTTGAAGTTACCGATAATTTGCTTATCTATGGAAAGAATATCGGTTGTTCGTTTGAAGCAAACTTTAATACGGGTGCGCTTTCTACTCCACTTGCAGGGCGTGGCACTAACGGCGATTATGTAGGTTTTGAGCTTACTTATCATAAGGAGGCATCATCTTCACACACGTCAGACGATGTTAGCAAGGATAATTTCTCTGTTTTGGCTGGTGATTACGAAATCATCTATCAAGAGGATAATGAGGTTATCATACCTACAAATGAAGCAGAAATGCTCATTCCTTGTGGTGAAAGCAAACCTTCTTTAAAGTGTAATATCACAGTTCTCTATAATATCGCAATGGCTGATACAATTTATTATGAGGATGCTCAAGATAGATTGTTAGAGAAAGCGAAGGAGGGGATTGTGCGATTACTCTCTGATTTGAATAACTATGAGGTTAAATCATATTCTGATGTATTCTTGATGGATAACCCTCAACTACAAATCGGACAGAGCGTTACATATAAGGACGGACACGGATATGAGCTTGCGACAAGAGTATTGAAGCTATCGACCAATATTGATTACGACTTTATCCAGTCGATTACAATAGGTAATCAGGCAATAAAAGGTACTATAACGCAGCTTAAAGAAGATGTACAGACAATCATTGCGAGCGGTGGAAGTAACGGTAGTGGGGGTGGTTATTCTGTTTCTCAGCTACGAAGCCTTATTGCTAAATACGGAAGTGATAATTTTATTTCTAAGCAGTTCAACGATACCGCCCATGGCACTATCACCTTTGAAAAGGTGCAGAAGTTCTTGCAGGGATTGAACATTGATGACGGAAACAGCAAATGGTCGGCTGATGGTACTCTTATCCTCTTCCGTCTTCTTACCAACAACTTCTCTTCTGGTCTTTACGGTCAGGGTGCTCAGATAGATGAGAAGGGCAACCTCGAAGTACAGTCTATCTATGCCCGTCAGTTTATATCAGCACCTAAGTTTGTCTTCAACGAAATTTCCGTTACAAAGGCAGAGCAGTGGAATACGAACGGATATGGTACTATCGAGAGCGTGGACGTGGAGAATCGTACTATCACCCTGCATCTTGAGGAGAACGATTACGGCTCTCTGCAAGTGGGCGATATTTGTCGTGGTCTCTATGCCGACATTGACAATGCGCATGGAGCAGACAAGATAGAGGAAGGAGCATTGGATGACTGTAACTTCGTTCAGCACAAGGGCTTCTTCTCTACCTATTTCTACGTGAGTCATATCATCACAAGCGAGAAGGGTAAGTTCGTCTTCCAGTATGGCAAGAAAAGTTCTGTGACTCCAGACCCTTGCGCCTATATGGACTTTGCACAGTATGGTAGCTTCACTGATGATAAGCGTCAGAGCAGCATGTATTTCTCTTCACGAGGAAATAGCTATATCGAAGTCTTGGACGGTGTATGTACATGGGAAGTGCAGCCGCAGAATCGTGTAGCAAGATATGGATGGTTGGGCGGTCTGGCACTTGTCAAGAAGGATGGCTCAATCGTGCGACCTGAAGGCAACGGTATCTACGTTCAGGACAACATCTATTTTGGCGGTAATATCAATTACCTGCAAGGTCTTTCGGGGCTGGATGATTTGCGTGAGGAGGCGAAGGCTTACGATGTAAGTCTCTCGCAATACCAAAGCGTCATCACGGTAGATGATATGGGCAATGTCATAAATGGTCTCTATACCGAGGACGAGGCGAAGACTACGAAGCAATACCGCATCTCTACGGCTGTATTCGTCCGCAAGGGAATGGATATATTGCTTGAAGAGGATGGCAATACTGAGGACGTGACAGCAGGACATTATCGTGTACATGCCGTGAGCGAAGATTGTGAGGTGATGGTGCAGAACTCTACCATCTTTGTTACTGCTATCCGCAATATCAAGGACGGAGTGGCAGGAACTAATGACGATGCAAACTTCGATTATGATGCAATGCGCAAGGCTACGGATGCAATGGTAACGATTGTGGTGGAGCTTGAAGGCAAGACCTCGAAGATGGTGCAGATGCCTATCCGCATTCAGCATGATACCCTGCCTTTTATGGTGTGCGACCTCAGTAACGAGAGCGCATCGGTGGCGTGGAATACCAAGACAGCTAAGTATATCGGCTTGCCTATCAAGACCAAGGTGTCATTGCTTTATCACAATGAGCCATGGGCGATTTCCTCGCTTAATATCTCTAAGGTGGCTGGTCTGAAAACTTCGATGAGCATTGAGGGCAAGGCGAAGGTGATTACCATTGATGCGGATAACCTTACTGCCGATACCCTTGCTCAGGTTACGAAGATGAACATCACGGTTGTTGGCAGATATGCAGGCGCAAACTATGAGTATACAAGGGAGCTTACCATTCTGAAATCGTCTGATACCGTAGTCTATGAGCTGATACCTTCTGCGGACAGCATCGTGATTGATAAGGACGGAAACACGACAGTTAATTCCGTAAGCTGTGATGTCTATGCCACATCATCCGATGATAAGCGATACAAGCTGACTGCCCTCCCTTCGGGAATGTCGCTGAAATACGGAAAGAGCGAGAATGCAAATAAAGACTTGGCTCTTGGTGCTGGTGTTGATGTAACGTCAGACGACAAGATGGTTACTTTCGCTCTCTTTGACAGTAATAATAACATGCTCGACAAGGAATCTGTACCTGTGGTGGCATTCGGTAAGGATGGTAAGGGCATCGAGTATATCTTTAAGTTGCAAGATACAGCTCCTTCCAACCCTACACCTGACAACTATGCGACAAACACGGAATATCAGCGCACGGATAAGGAATTTGTTCCTAGCGGATGGACGGATGACCCTACGGGCGTGGATGCAGTGAACCAGTATGAATGGGTAAGCAAGCGAGTATCAACCAACGGTCGTTGGGGAGCATTCTCTGAGCCTGCGGAATATGCACACTTCGGAAAGCATGCCCCTAAGGCGAAGTCAGACGATGATATTGTCACTATACCGACAGACAGCGATGGCAATGCTCTTCTGGCATTCAGAGAGGAAGTTGGTTTTAGCCTTCTCGTAGATGGGCATGAATGTAATATCTCATCTATCCAAAAATACAGTTCTACGCTCAGTAATGTTTCTTGCTCTATCAGCAGCAATGTAGTTACAATAAAGTGCGAGGAAGGTGCTAAACTCGGTATTACCTCGCAGACCGTTGTCTTCAAAGTGACGGGCACGCTTGACGGTTCAACCTATATAGACTATGTGACCGTGAAGGTAGTACCTAACGTGACGGGTTCTGACGGAGATGGATATGAGTATATCTACTATCTCTCTTCGTCAAGCTCTGCATCGTCAATATCAACACCAAGCCGAAAAAACGGTAGTCTGACAATCGGTTGGCAGGATGACCCGATGGCTCCTACTGTAGATAAGCAATACGTGTATGTAGCATACAAGAAGGGAGTAGTGGGAAGTGATGGTACATTCTCCACACCGAAGCTCTTTAACCGTTATCCTAAGAGTATCTCTAAGCAGGAAACGAGGTTCTATACCAATAGTTCTTTAACTCCTGCTCCTCTTGCTACAACAATCTGGAATAATGGTTCTACCACCATGCCGACAGATTTCAATGATAGCAATCCTTGGCTGTGGAAGATTATCAGAACAACCTACACTGATGGCACTACGGACGATGTGGTTTCCTGTGAGGGATATAAGGCGAAGGATGGCATAGGCATTACAAGTGTAAACACATGGTATGGCTTGTCAAAATCCATGACTTCCCAGCCTAGCAGCTTCACTTATAATACCCTGTCTAAGGTCGTAATTGAGACACATGCAAATGATTATGTATGGAGTGCCGACAAGGTAACCTATACTAATAATGATGAAGCCTTCACTGGCATCTATTGCATTGGTAAGTGTTCAGACCTTGCATCGGTAACAGAGCAATATGGTACATCGGCATCCGACAAAGATAAGCCTACTTCATGGGACGATGCCTATCCTACTGATGCCTCTAAGGGAACGTACATTTGGAGTCGTGATAAGATAGTATGGAAAGACGGTAAAACGACTTATTCCGATGCACAGCTTATCGGCTATATCGCTACCGATGGTAAGCATGCGCCTAAGGCTTCATCTACGGACGATATTGTTACGATACCTACTGACAGTAATGGCAAGGCACTGGCAGCGTTCAGCGAGGATATTCATTTTAGCCTTCGTGCAGACGGAAGGGACTGTAATGTAAGTCAAGTTGTTAGAGACAGGGCAAATACTACTAATGTGTCTTATTCCATAAGTGGTAATACGGCTTCTATATCGTGTGCAAAAGGTGCGAGACTCGGCATGGTTGCACAGACTATAGTTTTCAAAGTGACAGGCACACTTGATGGTTTCAGCTATATAGACTATGTGACCGTGAAGGTAGTGCCAAACGTGACTGGTGCAGATGGTGACGGATATGAGTATATCTATTATCAGTCTAATTATCTAAATAATGATTTCTCTGCACCTAAGCGAACAAACGGAAAACTTACTGATGGATGGCAGGATGACATGATGGCTCCAACAAAGGATAAAAGATATGTTTTCGTGGCTTATAAGCGGGGAGAACTTGGCAGTGATGGTGAGTTCTCGATGCCAGAGCTTTTCAATCGTTATCCTAGAAGTATCATCAGTCAGGAAACGAAGTTTATTGCATGGCATTCTCTGACGGATGCTCCTGATGCTAACGAAATATGGTATTATGGAAGTACGGATATGCCGAAAGATTTCAGTGACGACAAGCCTTGGCTGTGGAAGGTGGTCCGAACCAACTATACTGAGGGTGACCCTGAATATACGGTATCCTGCGAGGGGTATAAGGCTAAGGATGGCGATGGTCTCATCGTAGGCTATCAGTCTTCAGCTTCAGAACCATCAGTTCTTCCTACCCCGAAAACGCTTGCCGACTATGATAAAGCGCAGGATGATATTGGCAGCGGCTGGACAAAGACGGCTCCATCTACGGGGGGTAAGAGTATCGTGCTGGGTGGTAAGATTACAACAGATGAGATTAGCGACCGGTACAACAGCAGTACTAACGCATGGGGAACAGAAGAAAGTGAAATTCTGTTAGATGGTATCAAGCAGAAGAAAACTTTCTATAAGACTCCTTCCTCTCTTGGCAACAACGGCAAGTGCATACGCCGTATTAAAGTTGTTAACCATTTCCGAGATAGCTATCTCAGAGTGATGATGAAGTCTTATTCTGAAACCAACTGGGACCTGGTATGTATCTCTCGTCTCTATCTGCCGTCTGAGGTCATCAATAGTGATGGCAATCAGATAAAGGAAGATAGCGAATATCTCAACAGATCAGAGTATGCCTATGTAGTAAGCGGCGATGGTCAGAGTCTTGTTGCTGAATTATCCATGCCTGATGCAGGAGAATATTATTTCTTCATCGGATATTTCAAGGATGGCGGCACAGATAGCTACGGCGACTATGGTCTCTTTGCCTGGCAATCGATGATAGCTCTTACTGAGAGCTTATGGCGTACCGACGGAACCGTAGATGCTGTAGGCAACATAACCTGGAGCAAGGCGATGCCGATGCAGGCTGAAGCCATCGTTATGGAGCGCGCCTATATCGCTACCGCTAACGATACGTCAGTGCCAGCCAAGCCTTACCGTACAAATGGTATCTTGCAGGGAGGATGGACGGCAAAACGGCTAGCAGTATCGTCTACAAACAGGTTCATTTGGGAGTCTGTTCGTGCAGGAAAACATGGTACTGACTCCGTTCAGGACGATTGGAGTCAGCCTGTTGTGGTAGCCAACTTTGCCGAAGCCGGAAAGATGGGCAAGAACGGCTGCATCGTCAGAAATTCCGAAGGATGGAAGAGCGGTGCAACGTATCATAATGATTCTGCCCTGACCAAGGAACAGAAGTATATCGACCTGATATATATTGAGGATAACAATGCTAACGATGGCTGGTCTATCTATCAATGCAACGTTACGCATACGGCTACGGGTAGTTCATTCGACCCTTCGGCAGTTGACTCTGACAAAAATAAGCTATGGACGAAACTGAGTGATGCTGGTCCGATGTATTCTCCTCTCATTGTAGCCAAAAATGCGGTTCTGAAGTTTGCTCAGGGGCAGCAGTTTAACCTGATGGAGGGTAATAATATCTTCGGTTCATTCCGTTGGGTACAGAATAATGCAGATTACGCGTTCTGGATAGGCGGTACTGAAGGTAGCACGGCTACTACTTCAATCACTAGGGGTGGCAAATTTAAGACGACCGATGCGGATATTACGGGTAAGATTACGGCTACGAGCGGACAGATTGGCGGCTTCAAACTGGAAGATAATAATCTTGTCTGTAGCAATGCACGATTAGTTATTGGAAAGGAAGGCAACAACTTTACCCGCATGGTGGTTCTAGATGCAAAGAGTTTTACCTATGCCAGTTATAACTTTGCTCTATCTGTTGTAAATTATGGTATTGTTACTCAAAGTTCTGCAACTCAGGCAGGAATCCACATTAACGTTGGTGCTTCCAATGTTAGTGCTCAATACCCTGGCATTGTAATGGAAAATGGTACATTCGTTGGTTTCCGTGTTCCTATTGTCCCACTTAGTTACAGTTTGGATTTGCGCAATAATGCTTCAATTTATGCGTCAGGAATGTGTATCCGCTGCAACAATTCATCTAGCATCACGATAACTTTGCCAACTTCTGCAACAGGTGCTAAAACAGGAGATGTCTTTACAGTTATAAGAGCTGGAATTGGCGATGTTACAATAAAAGCACCTACTGGAGTTAATTATCATACTGCAAGTGGAAGGTCTGGAGACTTCACGAGCACCAAAAGGTACGAGCATATTCAGCTTGTATTTGATGGCGATACGTGGTTCTCTGAATGTAGTAATGATTCTTAAAATTTTGTTATATAATAAAAAGCAAAGAATATGAAAGTCAAGTTAGAACATTTGGAAGTATTCGTGACACTCGACAAGAGTCAGTGTCAGGTTGTTAACGCTCGCAAGCAGATTGCAAACATCATCTACTCTCAGGGAGCAGGACTCGGACTCGCAGGACAGGCTCTTGCGGTCAAGATGTGGAACGGAAGTGATGAAACCGACTACTCGCAGGAAGAGCTAGACATCATCAAGGGGCTGGTGGAGAAAACCACCGCTCCTTGCTTCATCGAAGCTGTCAGCAAGGTAATCAATGAATCTTTAAATCAATAATGTTATGGCAACAGAAACGAAAATCAACGATATAGCCAGTCAGCTCAGTACCGCCTCACGCCTTGTGGTCAGCACTGACTTCTTCTGGGTCTACACGGCTAGCGGATTGCAAGTCAAGATTCCTGCCGAGTTCGTCAGGGCTTATCTGAGCGAAGGCTTGAAACCTACCATCAACAGCGATGGTAATTGGGTGATAGGTGGAGAATCTACAGGCGTGAAAGCCGAGGGTGTGACACCTAAATTCCGAGGTGGAAATGAGGGTATTGAAGTGAGCTATGATAACGGCTCTACATGGAGAATGCTTGCACTCTATACTTCGATGAGTCCTGTTATCACAGACCTTATCGAAGCGTATAAAAACATCGTCAATTCCGAGCAAGGTAGAGTAACTGCGGAGAACGGTCGTGTGACTGCGGAAAACAGTCGTGTTAAGGCTGAAACATCAAGGGTAGATGCGGAAAAGGCTCGTGTGGCAGCAGAGACTCAGCGTGAATCAGATTTTGCGGAATCAAAGGCGGCTGCCGACAAAGCAACAGCGGATGCTAACGGTGTAGCGCAGCACCCTCCTTATGTAGACGCGGACGGATACTTCTATAGATGGGATACAACCACTAAGGCTTATAGCAAGACAGACGTGAACCTTACTGGAAAGGCTTTTCAGATTAAGAAGGTATTCGCTTCCGTTTCAGCGATGAATGCTACGGACGTAAACACCTTTGCTGAGAATGATTTTATACTCATCAATACCGCTAATGTGGAGGATGAGGATAATGCCAAGCTCTATGTAGTCGCTCTTAATGAGCAAGGACGAAAGTTCTACTCCTATCTTGTTGATATGAGCGGTTTCCGAGGTTTTACAGGTAAGACCCCTCAGTTCCTTATCGGCAATGTGACTACCCTAGCCGAGGATGCGAATGCCACCGCTTCCGTGTCTTCTTCGGGCACAGATACAAATGGAAATCCTATCTACAAGCTGAATCTCGGTATTCCGAGAGGTATCCGTCTCCGCTTTGCCGACCTCACGGATAGTGACAAGGCAGAACTGATGAAGCCTGCTACCGATGCTGCTGCAGAATCTAAGAAACAGACCGCAGCATGCAAGACCGCAACCGATAACGCCAATGCCGCAACTGAGAATGCGAATACTGCGACTGAGAATGCTAACACCGCAACGACAAATGCCAACAATGCGGCTGATAAGGCTAACAAATCCGCAGCCAATGCCGATGCAAAGGCGAAGTCTGCTGAGGGCGCAGCGCAGAATGCCAACGAAGCTGCTGACAGAGTAGATGCTTCCGTCACGGATATTACCGAACAGAAGCAAGCAGCCATTGATGCCGCAAACAGAGCGAACGCAGCTGCCGATAACGCTAACAGTGAAGCAAGAAAAGCCAGCGAGACAAATACTTCAATCGCCAATGCCGAGGCATTAAGGGTTAAGGCAGAGGAGGGTCGTGTCGCTGCGGAATCAAAGCGAGAGACTGATTTTGCAACATCTAAGCAGGCAGCTCTTGATGCCGCAGATAATGCTAATGATACTGCCAACCATCCTACATATATAGGCGAAGATAACTATGTGTATGCGTGGAATAAGGACACAAAATCTTACGTAAAGAGCAATATCTACGTCAAGGGAGACAAAGGCGACAAAGGAGATAAGGGAGAGCAAGGTATCCAAGGTGAACAGGGTATTCAAGGCGAACAAGGTATTCAAGGTGAGCAGGGTATTCAGGGTCTCCAAGGTGTAAAGGGCGATAAGGGCGAAAACGGAAAATCCCCTTACGTACATAACGGAAACTGGTGGATATATGATGACGCACGGGGCGAGTTTATTGACAGCGGTGTGTCCGTCTCTTCTTCCTATCAGCTTACAAAGGAGAAGGTAGAAAGTGTGCTTACTGGTGACATCACGTCACACACTCACAGCAAGTATGCGCTAGGAACATCGCTTACGGAAGAAATGCAGCGTGCGACCGCAAAGGAGGCATCTTTGCAAGCCATCATTGACATCATCAACGGTGCATCAACAGTTGAGGGTTCATTCCGCAAGGCTATAGCTGACCTTATCGGTGGAGCGCCTGAATCTCTTGATACATTAAAAGAGATTGCTGACAAGTTAGCAAAGGATGATGATCTTCACAAGGTAATCGAGAAAGCCATCGCTCAGAAAGCTGATAAGTCAACTACGCTCGGAGGATACGGAATAACCGATACCTATACCAAGGAGGAGGTTGCAACTATCCTCGCAGCGTATCTTACTAGTGAGGTTGCGAGAAAGACCTATCAACCGATAGGAAATTATCTGACCGAACATCAGTCGCTAGACGGATACGTGAATGCTATAAACGTAAACGGTTCGGGCAATGCGGTGACATCAATCACAAAGAGCGGAAAGACGTTAGCTATTGTAAAAGGTGCAACATTCCTCACCTCTCATCAGTCTCTCGCAGGATATGCTACTGAGTCATGGGTAAAGGGTTTGAAGTACATCACAGATGCTGACGCAGCAGCTAAGTATCAGCCTAAGGGTAACTATCTTACCTCACATCAGTCTCTTGATGGATATGTGAATGCAGTCACTACCACAGGAACAGGAAATGCTGTGACAGGTATTACCAAGTCTGGGAAGACAGTAATAGCAACTAAAGGTGCAACCTTCTTAACCTCACATCAAGATATTAGCGGAAAGAGTGATAAATCTCACACTCACAGTGTTAAGATTAATGGTGTGACTAAGACGATTGCTGCCACTGGTGGCACACCTGTGGATTTGGGTAACTATCTCACGACTCATCAGAGTCTCGAAGGTTACGCCAAGACTTCGCAAATACCAACTAAGGTATCACAACTTACTAACGACAGCGGATTCCTCACCTCTCATCAGAGTCTTGTGGGATATGCAACTGAGACTTGGGTAAAGGGTTTGAAGTACGTCACCGATGCAGATGTAGCAGCTAAGTATCAGCCTAAAGGTAACTATCTTACTTCGCATCAGAGTCTGGCAGCATATATTAAAACTGTCGATGCCGACAAAAAGTATCTCGGCAAGACGGAGAAGGCTGCGAGCGCATCGACTGCGGATAATGCTTCCAGAGTTAATGGTCATACCGTCAATGCAAATGTGCCATCGAATGCGAAATTCACTGATACGGAATATGTGATTCCTACGCTCTCATCTGCTCCTACATCAAGCACGCTCACATTTACAGACAATGGAGTGACACGCTCGTTCAAGGTAGGATACATGTGCCGAGTAGCAGACCCTTCTGCTGAACATGGATATAAGTTCTATCAGCTGTACAACATTTCAGGCAATAATGCTGTATGGGGAGAGATTAGCGGAGGCGATTACTATGAGACCGTGACGGTGACGCTCAAAAGCCATTTGTCTTCATCGGATAGCAAGCTGAACGGTGTTATCGTAACAGTCAAGAATACGATGACTAACGAAACCCAGACACAGACTTGGAAGGGAATGCCACTTGTTTTCAAGATTCCTACGGTCAATACGTATACTGTAAGTGTAAGTGGCGTAAGTGGATACGCTACGCCGCCGGAACAATCTTATACTGCTGGCGTAGGTACAAGTAGGAACGTCATAATGACTTATAATAAGATTCCGCTTGGTATATATATATACGATACAGATGGACAGCTTACGCTCTCTGAAAACTGGAATGCTGCAAATAATAGCAAGGCAGTAGGTGTATATGTATGTACAGAGAATAGTAAGTTTATAATTGCACCTACATATATAGAAAGTAGTGCAGAAGAATGGGGCGAGAACGGGATTGTATCTGGGATTATCACTACCGAAGATACTGCAATAGCAAAACATGACTATGCTGGCGAAGCGAATACTGATAAGATTATTGCACAACTCGGTAGTGGTAATGCTCCCGCAGCAGAGAGCTGTCGCAATTATACATTTAAGAACGGCAAAAAAGGCTATTTATGGTCGTTTGGTGAAGCATATGATGCTTATAAAAACAAGAATGCAATAGTTGAAGCAATGGAAAAAATCGGCGGAAGAATGATGCTACGAACCGACTCCCACTGGACTTCCACTCAGGCTTCTAGTGGAACTGCATGGGATTTTGATTGGACCAACAGCAATAACAGTACCATAAGAAGTAAGGAATCTGCCCGTTATGTCCGTCCCGTGTGCTCTATTTAACACTTAGACTTTGTTATTTTACCACATTTCTTCAAGCAAGAAAAAGGTAGTAATGGAGAATATACTTTAAAACGAAATTATATTGTAATAATATGGTTAAAACATTTGGTGAAGCAGCCGATTTTGCGGCTTTCAAGGTCTTGGATGGAGACATCTACAGAGTAGCATGGGCTAAGACCATGCAGGTTGAGAAAACAGAGGATGGGCAGGAAAAGGAGTCCTCTCTGTGCGATTACATGCTTGAGCGGTATGACTACAATCCTAGCATGGATTTGGTGTTGAACGACATCTTGGCGAGTGGAGAGCAAGCAAGCATGGAAGAGATTAAAGAGATTAGTGAAGGTCTTGGCGCAGAACCTTTGGAGTATATGCGCAAGGCGATGCTTGCCTACATTGAAAAGTACGATGCTTCTTCGTCCGTCAATTCCTTCCTGCTGAACGGTATGCAGGTGTGGCTCGACAAGGCTACAAGAGTAGGACTAATGAACTCTACCACCATCGCCAAGAGCATGGGGCAACAGAAGACTACGCTCTGGCTGGGAAGCTATCAGTTGGAGGTAGACTGCGACAAGGCTATACAGTTGCTCTCAGCATTGGAAATGTATGCCCTGGAGTGCTTTAATGTGACCGCAGCGCACAAGAAGGCAGTGAGCGAGTTGGATAACATTGAGGGTGTCCTGACCTATGATTATAAGTCAGGTTATCCCGACAAGTTAAAGATGGAGGTGTAGGCTTATGTGGTATCTTGCATTTATCTCGTTTCTCTTGCTTGGAGGCTATCTGCTGTTGATGGCTTTGCGCTTCGGTATCCCTAATATGGTGAGCGATACCTATTATCAGTTGCAGTCTACTACGGGCAGCGAAATCGCTCCCTTCAAGAAACCCCGCAATATGGGTTGGATATTCTCGCTGATTATGGTTGCGGTGGCGTTCCTTATGCTAATCTCACTGCTCGATACGGGCAAGGGAATCCAGTTCCTCGCCTTCCTTGGCTGTGCAGGCTTGTGCTTCGTAGGCTTTGCCCCGAACTATTGCGACCGTGATACCTATTCTGTGCATAAGACAGCAGCTATCGTGGCAGCGGCAGGTTGTGTGGGCTGGTGCTTGTCGGTATGCTGGTGGATAACGTTCGTGATAGCTCTCCTATACACCATCTACCTTGTTGTTATTGATTTCTTCAATGTAGTAAATAGTTTTTGGTATATCAGTAAGGATGTCAAGTTCCACCCTTGGTATTGGCTGGAGATAGCAGGGTTCGCAGATGTGTTCCTCACGTATTTATTTGTAGAATTATTTATCTAGTATGAAGGTTATCAAGAATAAAATTATTCCCCCTAGAGGTTTCAGTTACGTGAACCTCTTCGGGGTTCTCTTCACACGAAGAGACAAAAAGATTAGTGATGTATCGCTCAACCATGAGCAGATACATACCGAGCAAATGAAGGAAATGCTTTACGTTTTCTTCTACCTATGGTATATTGTTGAATGGCTCATCAGGCTTATTATCCTCAGAGACAGTCATAAGGCTTACCGTGCAATATCGTTTGAGAGGGAGGCTTATGATAATCAAACCAACCTCGCTTACCTTGAGGGCAGGAAGCGTTATAGATGGCTTACTTATATATTCTAAAAGATAAGGCGGTTTATAACATGTAGCCGCCTTTCTTTTTGCTAGCAAAAACTTACAGATTGTTACATTTTGCAAACCTTAACACAAAAATATTCTCATTTTCGTTATTTTTGTACAGAAAAGGGTATCTTTGCACCATCATTTAATTTAAATCAACGAATTATGAACAATTAACTACTAAAGTTTCGCAAGTGAAAATTCACAAGCGTGATTTAACGTAATTTTGGAATAAAAAAGGCTCTGAAGTTTGTATAACTCACAGAAAATGAGTATCTTTACAATCGCTAAACAATAAAGATAAAACTTCAAAGCCGTGAGCAAAGATACAAAAATTATTTCAGATCTGCGAAGCTTTTTCGCAAAAAATGACGATAATCGTGCAATTAAGTGCATTATGG